AGATCCACATGATCTGTGCGCACCGAGAACGGCAGTGCAAACCCCTTGATAGCGAAGGGCACACGCGCCGGGTCATTGTAAAAGCGCAGCATATTCAGCTTGCTGACCACCGTCTGGATACAGCGCTTCAGCTCACGCACGCCCCGCTCCTCGCCCGTGTGATTCTCCACGATATACTTGATAATCTCCCGCGAGATGCCGACCTTCTCAAACAGGCCGACCTCCCGCAGCGCCCCCGGTACCAGATACTGCTCAGCAATCGCCTGCTTCTCCTTGATACCGAACCCCTCCATCTGAATATTGTACATACGGTCGCGCAGAATGGGATTGACACGCTCGTGATTGTTGTGGCTGAAGATAAACAGACAGCGACTCAGGTCCAGATCCACACCGGCAAAGTACTTGTCCTGGAAGCGGTCGTTCTGGCTCTGGTCAGTCAGGTGAATGAGCAGATTGTTAATCTCCTCGCCCTTTGGCGTCTCGCTCACCTTGTCTAGCTCATCAAAGTAGATGACCGGATTCATACACTTGGACTTGATGAGCACGTCCACGATGCGCCCCCAGGTGGAGCCCTCATAGGTGTACGAGTGGCCATCCAGATATGAGGCGTCTGTCGCTCCACCCAGCGTGATAAAGTGGAATGGGCGTCCAAGCGCCTTGGCCACACCGTCTTTTACGAGAGTGGTCTTGCCAATACCGGGAGGACCGAAGATGCTGAGTACATTGCCTGCCGCTTTCGGATTTGCAATCCAGGAGCTGACAAACTGGAGAATCTGCAGCTTGGCCTCGTCATGTCCATAGATAGCAGAGTCCATCGCCTCCCGCACACCTCCCACGAACTTGGCGCACACCTCGGCGCCGTCCTCTAGGCGTACAGGGAGATCACGATAGACACCTAGCGGTAGCTCCGTGTAACCGTGAATCCACTGGCTTGTCTTGTAATATTCCGTTGTGCTCGGGTCAATGCTCTGGAGAGCCTGATACTTTGCCATCGCCACGCGCTCCACTTCGGGGGGCACCTCTTTGGCAAGAATCTGAAACTTTAGGGGGACCACCGGGCCGGGAGGCTCCACCTTATTCTGGAGTTTCGTCAGCAGGCGGTCCTGTGCGTGGGGTGACAGCCCCTTGAAGTAGCCAATGTCGCGGTCAATATCCTCTTCGGCAGGATCCACCTCTGTCTGAACCAGCTTGACAAAGCGCCGCACATTCTCGGGCTCTTTCTTGAGTTTGTATTTCTTAGGTTTCTGTGGGCCTCCACCACCCAGTGCGTCGGCAAAGTCCGAGATGACGAGCTCAATTCCGCCGAGGCGCGGGCTCTTGGTTGGCAGCGGCAGTTCGTCGCTGTCGCTGTCGTCATCGTCATCGGTGCCTTCCGTCTCTTCAGTATCGCCGGGCGTGTCATCATCATCCTCCTCCGACTCCTCATCGTCCAGCAGCTCATCATCCTCCTCTTCATCCTCGTCCTCTTCCTCCTCCTCTGAAGGCGATGGCGATGGCGCACGCGCTTTCTTTTTAGCGGCAGCACGCTGATGTTCCTCCTCATTGATCTTCTTGCGCGCAGCCACAGCTGCTGCGCGTGTCTTTGGAGGACTTGCTTTCTTTTGAGCTGCTCGTCCTTTCCAACCGGCCCCCCTCTTTTTTGCTCCTGCAGCAGACGGTGGCAGTTTGAAAGAGGAACCAGAGCTCTCCGTTACCTCATCTTCGGAGTAGGCGATTAGGCCACGAATATTCCCCCGACTATCTACGGACTCGTCATCGTCCGTATCATCGCGTCCGCGGCGCCGTGCCTTTTTCTTATCGGCAGGCGGGGGCGGGGGCACATCGTTCTTACGGATGTTTCGGGGCATTTAATCTGGGCTGGTGTTTGCCCTCGGCCAAACAAAACGGGGGGTCAAGTTTGCGGGGGGCTGGTCCTTAAGTTGTCTCTAGGGTTGGGCAGACATGCTAATATCTGGTCAAATCTAGTTGATGATTAGGCATGCCCTTCTAGCGAGCTAGGAAGGCCCGTCCCTAAGTTGTCTCGAACAGATCCACCAGGTCCATCAGCGCAAACCGCGCCTTGTTGCTCAGACTCGGTGCTCCAGTACGATCCATTGCGGCTCGGACAGATGAGACCATTGCCGGAGCATTGGACCGCAGAAGATGATGTGTGCGGCGAATTAGCACCGTAAGACAGTCGGCATACTCTTCGCATAACCCTTGGTTCCCTTCACCTACCTTGGCATCACGAAGGCCGGACAGCATCTGCTCTGCGGTGCGCTGTACATCGCCCGCGCTCAGTGCGCCCAGCTCTGCGACTGCTCCAATGAAGGCGGCATATCCCCTCCGATACTTCCGCCGGGCACGCTGGGCCACAAAGGCGTCGTAATCAGCCGTACCGAGAGGCGGCTCCTCACGAGCCTCCTGAAAGATCGCAACAAACTCCTCAAAGATACGACGGAGCTCTACATCCAGATGTGGGAATCCGGCACGCAGTTCAGTCAGCAGACGCGCATAGAGAGCACAGATCGGCGGCTCAGAGGCGGCTTTCTCAAACACCATCGTGATGAAGCCGGTCAGAAACTCCGTCTCACCGGAGTCCAGCAGCTGACTGAGCCACGCCTTCGTCGGCCCGTATGTCAGCTCGCTGAATTTGTTGAGCTTATCACGAATACGATCCATCATCCGGTCTTCTACGGCAACATCCTTTAGGGCGCGATTGCCGAAGCGCGGCGCCGGTGGCGCACCTCCATAACGAGGGCGCCAGGTAGAAGGAGCAGGTGCTCCATAAGCTAGAGATGGAGGGGCGCCACGATGTCTTCCTCCGCTACGAGCTGGGCGAAATCCATCATCGCGAGTCTCTTCGTCGGCACCGGCGCCGGCGCCGGCACGACCCCCCACTCCTCCTCCCGAACGCCAGTTTGTTCCAATTCGGCCAGCACCACCACCCGCCCCATCATCTAGGGGTACTCGCAAGCCCGCAATCCGCGCCCGGACCTCTTCGGGACAGGCAACTGTACGCTGCATGTGCCCAAGAGCTGCTGCCAGCGGCGACGGAATCACGAAAGCAGAAGCGCAAGTGGCCATTATGTCTAGAATAGAGAGTTGTTTCTTTTAGGCGCGTCGTCGTAAGTCAGCGGGCATTGCCGCGGCAGCCGGTGGGTCAAGTTTTGCGATGTACTGCCAGATGGAGGTGCTCGGAGACAGTGTGCTCCGTGATCTGGATATCAGTGGCCTCGCAGCGGCATTCGCCACCAGAACCGAGTCAGGACGCGCTGCTCTCCTGGCCCGATTGGAGAATCCGCTTATCGACCCTGTGGCCATCGCGACCCGTCAGGAGGAGATTCGCACTATCCGGAAACGTCTGCGGGATCAGTCAACCGCTGCCGCTGTAGCCGACTGTCGTGCCAAGATCGCCGCCGCTGAAGCCGATTGCCTGAGCGTAGCAGATGCGGCCACCGACAGTCGCCACGCCGAATACTATAATCAGATACTCTGGCCTGCAGGATCCTGGTTCGCGTGGCTTAACTGCCTCGGCTGGCTGAATGAGCTCATCGTGTTTGTCCGAACAATTCTGTTACCTGGGCTATCGGTCTTGCTGCCGCTGCTGGTGTTCGCCGGGCCGCTAGTGCTCCTGATTATACGGGCGGGACCAGGGGAGTCCATCACATTCGGCCAGTATCTGGCAATTATTCAGGGGGCGCTCAAGCAGGCGGTTCCATCGGTTCTGGGTCGGCCGCGCTTCGCAGGTCGCGGAGGCATTGCCGAGATGGGTGAACAGTTCGTCCACATCGGTGCGTCGGTGGCGATGTTTTCCGCCAGCATCTGGAATCAAGTGAGCGCGGCGCGGACGATGCGCGGGGTGGCAGCGGATATGCGACGACGGGCAGCGGCGGTGCGGGAGACGGCGGCGGCGGTGGCGGCTCTGGGTACGGCGTTGGGCGTCGGGGCAGGGGCTGACACCTCCTGGCCTGCAGAAGATCTGGGGCTCTTTGGCATTGCCTGGAATGAACCGGACCGGGTGCGACGACTACTGGCGACAGCGGGGCATCTGGATATGTTAGCGGCAATTGCGGGAGCACGGCGCACCTGTTTCCCGGGAAGAGGTAGTGACCTATCTCTGACCGACCTCTATCATCCCAGTATAGAGGTCGGGGCGCGGGTGACAAACTCTATTACGATGGATGATGCCAGCAGTGGCAGACACATACTGCTGACCGGGCCGAATCGCGGTGGGAAATCCACGCTACTCCGGGCGCTCGGCGCGGCGGTGCTGATGGCACAGACGGTAGGAGTGGTGTTTGCACGACGGGCACGTCTGCCGGTATTTGGAGCAATCATCACGGCGCTGGCCCCCGCTGACAAGCTCGGTGCAATGAGTCTGTTTGAGGCGGAAATTGAGTTTGCCAAGCGGGTACGAGAGCGGCTGGAGGACGGCTGCAGTGGCACCGGGCCGATGTTCCTGATGATGGATGAAATATTCCACGGCACGAATGCCCACGACGGGGTGGAGGCATCGCAGGTGTTCCTGGATGAGCTATACGGACACGCAGGAGTGTTCAGCGTGGTGAGCACGCACTACATGGAGTTGCCGCGACGCTACGGAGACGGCGCGGCACAGCAAGCCCAAACGCTCTGTATGGAGGCGACTGTAGATCCAGCAGATACAGATCGGCTCGTATATAGCTACCGGCTGTGCCCGGGCGTCAATCAGTACAGTAGCGTGCGGGAGATTTTACGGGAGCGGGGGCTGCTGTTGGCACCGCGTACCGGGGCGGCAAAAACTCTGGAGGCTCCGAGTAAAGTATGCTGACCCCTCCGTCTATGGAAACCATCTTCTTGGTACTGTCGGGTCTGATTCTGGTGGCCGGCGTGCTCTACTGGTTCTGGAGCCACCTCCAGCTCACGCAGAAGAAGGTCCAGCTGCTGGAGAATGCGGTATTTGAACTGCGGGGAATGCTTGCTTCGTCGAGCGGTGGCGCGGCGGGTCCTCCTTCTCCTCTTCCCTCTGCTGGTTCTCCGGGTACTGCGACTCCAATTCCGATTCCGACTGCGACCGCGACCGCGACTGCGACTGCGACATACAATGATCTAAATGATGATGGATGGGAGGATGAAGGTGCCGGTGAAGTGACCCCGAAGAGCACCCCGCTGGATCTGCCCGAGGCGCCTGCTGCCGCTGATCAAATCACGCGTGAATTAGAGATTAACATTGATGAACTCGCACCCGGTGGGCGGATTCAGATCGGTGAAGAAAAGGGCTCTGATGAATTCCGTGAGCTGTTTATCTCTGGAGGGGGCGGTGAGGCAGCCGTTGTTCCACCGACTCGTAGCGGCGGTGAGACGCTAGAGGGAATGCCGGTTCGCGACCTGCGCCGCCTTGCAGAGCAGCGTGGTATCCGCGGCGTGGCGGATATGAAGAAGAAGGAGCTGCTGGCGGCACTCCGTCAGCAGGTGGTTGCGACAACGGCCCCGGCTACTACTACTGTAGAACGGGAGGAGACCGCATTAGATGATGCCGAAATCCTGGAGTAATACTAAGGAATGGCCGCAACACGCATACCGAACCCGCACTGGGCCGGGGCACCGGCCCGCATGTCTGACGGACGTCTCTTTACGGACTATCGTGGCAACTGTACGCTGCTGGCGCCGAAGCCGGCTGGAGATGTCTGGGCTGACTTTGACCGACGCTCCCGGATGATGCGCACGGGTGCCACGCAGATTGCCTCTGATCGCAGCTTGACGACGCTGCGGGCGGGTGCTACGAACTGCGTGGATACGATGGTTCCCGAGCTGCGGAAGCGTGTCTACGCCTGGTGGGGGCCGGTGGAGGACGGGCTTGCGCAGCCAGCGGGAATCGGCACGGGGCGGCTCTATCTTCCTGGGCGACCCGACTTGGTGAGCGCTGACCCTGATGTCGTGGCAGCGGCAACGGTGCCACGGGCGATGCTACCTGGAACATTTGAGCCGATGGTGGCCGGCGTCAGCGGGGTGGCGGCAGTGACGATCGGCCCGGCCCGGCATAATCGGTACGCGGCACCCTATGGGCAGTAGAGATGGCCATTCTAGCTTGCTAGAAGGTTCTGACGCTGGCGGGCATCCCTAATCACCAACTAGACTTGTCAAGATAATTTTATGTCGCATTCGCGATACCGTAGCTTTCCAAAGTTAAGACCTGTCGGTTTCCTCCGAAAACCGACAATTTTATATGGGAAAGCTACGTTAACGTACAATCACAGGCGGTGAAACCGCCTGTCTTAACTTTGTGATTGTACGGTATGGCTGCTTTTAATCTGCCCACGCCTAATGGGCAGTAGAGAATAGTGAGGGAGGCGCGGATACTCATGTCATTGGATTTTATCGGATGATATGAGTAGAGATTGGGGGGGAATGGAAGCTGAATCTAGGGTTGAGGAACTCCTTAAAAAGAGAGCTGCTGAATATAAGAAGCCTGGTGTGGGTAAGGCTAAAGCTGCTAGACACGAGGGAATAGCCAAGAACCGAGAAATAAGGAGACTCACAAATCGTACAAAAAAGAGGAACTATAGTGGTACGGTGGCAGGGGCAGGGGGATTACCAGTAGTAATGGAGGAAGCGGCAGCGGCGGCGGTACCTGATTTGATAACCCCTTTTTTAACTGGAGAGTATAATGATATTATTAACAAACCTGCTAACAATTTAGGAGAACTCCTAGCAATCGCAGACAGTATCCATGATTTTGGAAAAGGCTACAGAAACCTCCCATCACAAGATGGTGTTAAGGAGGCTGACCGTTTTTTACGTAATGGTTATCTTCCTCGGTATGAACATCGAGAGAAGGACGTGCTAATAAATGGATACAATAACATTGAAGCAACAAATCGCAGTTTTTTTGAAACGCGTGCAAATATACCTTGGGTAGCATCATTACCCAAGTCTACTATTTCGGTAGATACTATTATTGCGTATGCCAATTTGGATGTAGTTATAAGTAAAGCTAAAGATAGCAGAAATACAAATAGTAGCATTGAAATTAGCCCGGGGGCTACTACTATCAGTAGCTTAGCAAAACCCGATGATCATGGAACACTATCAGCAGATCAGTTAGTTGCTCTTAAGAAACTAGAGGTTTTCATTCTAACATTTTTGTTTGGAGATCCTGATGCGCCCTGCTATTTTGCTTCTGACGCAGGTGCAAAGAATGTTGGTAAAATTCTCAGTCAATCAACTTCTGCATCTGGGATAATTTTCCCGCAGACAATTGCAGATTCTGCTACAACATCACTGGGAGGAAGCCTTACTAGAAAAGCAGACCGCTATTATTTTCCGCATGATCCTACTGATAAAAACACATTTACATCAACAGCCAATAATTTCACTAATGATATATTTAAAATAACATATAAAAACAAGGGTTTTAGTGACGATAAACCATACGCATGGGAACAGACTATTACATCGAACGCTGCTGTTGGTGGAACAGGAGAAGGATCCCCACCTTCAGCAAACTTACAGTACGGTCTAGATACGGGTGTTGAAGGTCCTTCCGTAGACCAGCTTCTACAGCTTCAGGTTAAAACACGCAATAATAGTATTCCACCATCTGTTCGTATCTCAAAAGGCAGCCAATTTGACCTTGCAAGATCAATAGGGCCTATTTATAGTGAGATAAGAAAAGGGGTTGTGGATATTACTCACAGCCTATATATGGATATTAAGCGCTGTGGAGACCAAGACCAGTGTTTAGCAGTTAGCTACACACGCAGAGATCCGGAATTTAACGGTAGAGTTGCCTTAATTACTGGTGATATAACATGCGCTATTAAGAATCGCTGCTATGACAATCCAACGGTAGAGCATTATAATGACCGAATACGTCTATATCGCAGTAGCAAAACAGAGAGATTGCTATCGGAAACAGAATTACTAATATTACAATATAAGAAATTAGTTAACGAAATAAAACAGTATGAGCCAATTATAATATTCTTTCTTAATGAGAGTAGATCTACAACATTTATTGACAGTGTTCCTGATGGTAATGACGATAAAAAAATCAAAGATCTCAAACAATATTTAGCAGGTGCTGGCGCTGGTGGCGTCGTTGAACATGGTCTTAAAACACCTATTGTGTTTACCGAAATAACAGGGTCAATAACTTTGCTGGAGGTAATAGATGTAAGCGATAAGACGGATGAAGTTCTGAAGTCAATAAACACATCTCTTGACGGATTAGTTACGACATATCGCAAAATAATTGACAATATAATTAGAGCTACATCTGTTACCAGCACTCCGTCAAAAACGCTTGAATTTCTGGAGTGGTATGTAGCTCACGCTGCAGATACTTTTGATACAACAAAAATTTATCCTGAGCTACAATATGACCCTGATAATAAAAAACCTAGTATTAATGCTAGTTGGAATAATTATATGGGAGTTACAGCACCATATGATATTATTGAAATAATTGATACCTACAACAATAAGCTTATTGAATGGTGTAATTCCTTTTTTAATCAGGGTGTTGCAAATAAAATATTGGCTGAAAATTTAATAGCATTTAAAGGAGAATCTGATTCTATAGAACAGCTAAAGCAGTTAATTAATCGTCTATATTCCATAACATTAAAATCTAACATTAAGAATTATGAAGGACTTGTTGTTACACATGTGCTACCTATGTGGAAATTGGCAGTTTCTAAACTAATAGAGAGCAGTGATCCTAGCGGTGCTGGCATTATGCCTGCAACTTTAAATTATCTAGAGAGAGATATAGAGGAGAGGTTGAAAGATTTCCCGGATGCACTTTATTATATATTAGATCGTTCTCCTCCTCCAAGAGGAAGTAAACCGATGATGACAGCGTTAGGGGCAGTGCGAGCGGTGCGACCCAAAGAAAGTAAACCGATGATGACAGCGTTAGGGGCAGTGCAAGCGGTGCAACCCAGAAGAATATCACAACGTCTGGCAGCAGCAGGGGCAGGGGGAAACGTAGGTCAACAAACTGGTGTTAAACGGCATCGCGGTGGTGGGCAAATAGGTGGTGCGGCATGTATTACACGCATTGATATTGTGGATGAGCTCTATGATTTCTTTGGCACTGTTGCTGCTATTTTCAGAACAAAAGTATATGACACTTTCCCTGCGGCGGGGTCACCAACTATAGGGGAGGCAGTAGAAATAAATAGCAATGTAGATATGGGCGCAGTCCTACTCCCCACGTCGCCAACCCCTACGTCACCAACTAGGGGGGAGGCAGTAGAAGTAAATAGCAATGTAGATATGATCGCAGCCCCACCCCCCAGAGGGGGGATAGGGGGAGTAAATGAGAATGGATACAATAATCTGATTATGAATGAGGAAAATGCATTTGAACCACTAACCTTTGTTGAGCAGATATTATACAATACTAGTTTACAGGGGTGGGCCACAGAAAATATGTATGTTTATGAGCAGCTATTTAATGAACTAGTACTTGATAAGTTTAATAAACAAGAGCTATCCGCTGATTGTTCTGATTACAAGGAACTCTTAGATATAATATCAAACTTATTTTTTCTCCGAGATGGTAAAGAGGCGCTTAAGTTCTATATATTAATAACAGTAATAGATGACCTTCTTGGGAAGAAAAAGTCACCATTAATTAAGCATCTTATTCCAAATATTGGACGTCTGAGTATTGAGATTCTATCAAATAGAGGTGTTAAAAGATTAAATGAAATTATTGAAGAGTTGCTTAAATTATCCTTTATAATACCTGAACCAATTAGGCGGCATTACCTTGGGGGTGGTCGCCGCCGCACACAGCGACGATATTCTATGCGACAATATAAAAAACGTTCTGCCACTACTGCGCGGCGACACAGGCGACGTACTGAGACGAGATCTAATAGAGGTAGGAATTAGTAATCTTATTTCTGTCTCCTCATTTATTAAGTAAGAAATGACAACATGTTTCTTACTTAATAAAAGTAGTGTTCCGCAAGGTGTATGTTCCATTAAGTAAGGAAATACTCGTGCGTCGAATTTCCTTACATATTAATATCTACAAGCAGCTCTGCCAGGGGGAACACTCGTATAACCGACGACTCTACGCTTCGCTTACAGGCGCGGGAACCCCACCAGGTTCGCGCCCAGGCCGAAGCCGGCACCCTGCCGCGCCGTCAGACCGATGCTGGGGGCCAGGAGGTCCAGCAGAGCGAACGTCACCGCCGCCACCACCGACACCGCCAGGATCTCCTCCACATTCAGCTTCTTCTGGGGAATGATGAAGGTGGCCAGCGCCACGGCCAGACCCTCCAGGAAATACTTGATCGCGCGCGTCACCAGCTCGGTCACAGTGAAGCCGTCCATCTTATACTCTGGGGGGCGAATTTTCCGCAGACGCGTTCCAGCTCCTCCGGTTAAAGCTTCCCGCCAAACAAGAGAATCAAATGGCCTCTGCGACCCCAACCCCAACCGGCTCAGAGAAGACCCAGGTGTTTCTGGAGCCCGATGACGAGATCCGGGGCCAGCGCTACGTCTGCCTCTCCTTCTTGACCCCCGAGCGCGCCATCCAGCGCACCAAGGAGACGTTCATGGTATCGCGCTTCCTGGAGTTCTTCGCCATGGACTACAAAATCCGGGCCACAGAGTCCTTCGTGCTCGGCCAATACCGGGAGCTTCAGAGCACCCTATCCGATGTGGAGCTGGCCCTGGAGAACGCCGCAACGGATGCGTCCGCTGGCCCTGCCCTATTCCGAGAGCAGGCGGCCCGTCTTCAGAAGCTCCGGGAGACCATTGCGAAGCGTTCGGCGGCGGAGCTTGAGGCTCACGTCAAGAGCAATCTGTCGGACTTCAAGGAGTCGGCGATTCTGGAGGCCTGGGAGCGCTACATGCTGACGAATCGGCAGAAGCTGGAGGATGAGTTCCATCGGTCCGTGGGGTTCCGTCTGTCTATGCACGGCCTGAAGGTCCGGGGTGTCTATGACAGCAATGAGCATGCGGTGGCCCGGGCGAAGATGCTCCACAAGAAGGATCCGTACCACAACGTGTATGTGGCGGATGTCGGCCAGTGGCTGCCGTGGGACCCGGAGCCGGATGAGGTGCCGACGTCGGAGTATGCGAACGACCAGCTGAACAAGCTGATGACGGCCTACCGGGAGAACTCTGCGAAGCGCGATGCCTTCTTTGAGGAGGAGAAGCGGCAGCGAATGGAGGAGGCGGCGTCGGCGGCCGCGGCGGCCAAGAAGGCGACGTTTGGAGCGCGTGGCAAGGAGGTGGAGGCGTCGGAGCTGGGGCGGGCGATATTTGATGGAGTAGAGGGCGACCTGGCGATTGCGCGGAAAGCTGCGGTTGCCGGAGAGGAGGGTGCGGGTGCGGGTGCGGGTGCGGGTGCGGGTGATAAGATTAAGCACGCTTGAGCACGGCCAGGTGCGCGTGAAAGCCTAACGCTTACCAAAAGTGACACACATGCGCAGGGTCATCTGCCCAGACACAATTACGATGTCTGAGCAGATCACTCTATTTATCAAGCCGGTCTCGGAGGAGTTTGCAGCCCTCTACTGCTCCTGGGCACGCGAATACAATAACACTGAGCTAGCCGCCCGTAATAGTGGATTTGATCTGTTCTGCGATGTTACCGGCGATGCGAATCTGGCATTCTCTGATACTGCTATTCTGGTCGGCCAGGGCTGCTACGCAGCCACAGTAGATGGTCTCGGTCGCCACCGTGCCTTCTGGCTGGCACCGCGCTCCAGCATCAGCAAGACACCGTGGCGCCTCGCGAACTCGCTGGGGCTCATTGACGCAACTTATCGGGGCGTAATTCGCGCAGCTCTCTCTCCACGTGAGATTGGCCTGAAGCCGGCACACCATCAGCGTCTCTGTCAGCTGGCACGCGCAGACCTGCTTCCATGGAATGCTGTTGTCGTGCTGGGGCCAGATGAGGAGCTACCGGGTGGTGCCACGGCACGCGGCGCTGGCGGATTTGGCTCTACAGGGATGGGAGTTGATGCGGCAGGTGGTGTCGGTAGGGGTGGTATCGGTTGCTGACCGCCGGTCCAGGCACTGGTCCACGCCGCATCCTGCGCAGCACGGGCAGCAAGAAGTCTCTCCAGCGCGCTCTGATTCTCCGCGGCAAGCGCGGTATTCGTCGGTTTTTGGTAGCCGGAGCCGACCATACGACGACGCGGGCAGGACATCCCTCCCTTCCTCCTTCCTCTCTATGCCTAGGAGCGCGTAATGTTCAGCGTCCACCGCCGCGACCGCCCGCCCGCCGTCGGGTCAAAATCACCGTCGCCCTCCTCCCCACGCTCCGGCGCCGCGGGCAGCGACCAGAGACTCGCATCGCACAGCCGGAAATCCGGATGCGGTGTCGCCTTGTACCAGAACACCTGGTCCTCCAGTTTGTTGGACTTGGCGTTATTGTCAATCACCAGACACTCGAAATTCTCCGTACACTGATTCATAACTTGGCAGAATGAGTCGAAATCCGGAAACATCCCCGCATACTGCTCATAGAGCCGCCGCCGATTCGCCACTATGTTCTCGCGCAGAATGAACACGTAGTCGATGTTCGTCCGCAGATTCGGCGGGATACCCATCGCGTACTGCATCGTGATGATAAACATCGTGTGGACGTGTCGCCCGTTCATGAATAGATAGCGCACGTTCTTGTCGCGGATCCAGCTGCCGTCGTACAGACAGTCATCCAGAATCAGAAAATTCCGCGGATCCACGGCGGTGGTGCCCCGCTCCGACAGGTCCCGGGCAATCTTCTTCGCAATCAGCTTCTGGCGCTTCAGGACGTTCGCGATAATCAGCGGCGAATACTCGTCGTGGACAAAGGCCGGTGGCACCATCTTGCTGTAGAACATATTGGCGCCCTCTGTTCCGGAAATCACCGTACCCACCGGCAGCCCCTGGTGATGCCAGAGCAGGTCTTTGACAAGAAACGACTTACCGGTCTCGCGCTTGCCGATTAGCACTACCACCTTGTCGTGCTTAATGCGAGACATATCAAACTTCTTGAGACGGAGATTCAGACGACGCGGGGGCGCTCCAGCACCGGCGCCGGCACCTCCAGCAGCGGACATTCTGGTTGTGGCTGTGATTTGGTGCGGGCATTTTATTTACCGATGCTAGCCGCCGCTGCTGCCGCGGAAGAGAGCCAACCCGCGAATGTTCAGGACCACCAGTGGAAATGCCCCGCCGCCGTGCTGCTGCTGCGCCTTCGCCCAAGCCCGGTGGCGGTGGCCACCAAAGTCCCAAAATCCCGGCCGACCTGCGTCTCTATTTTCAGCAGCGTCCGCCACCGCTATTCAGAGACCTGAGCTCTGGTTCCTCCGCAATCCAGAACTACTTCCCGAGTCTGGAGCTGCTGTTTCCGAGTCTCATGGGTCAGAGCACGGGTCGGCCCACCCTGGTGGCCTCAGAGCTGGCCGTAGAGCTGAGCGGTGGCCTGGCGCTCGTGGAGAGTCTCCGGACCCGTCTCCGTCGCGCCGATGTGCCGGTCTGGATGCGCGTGGCACATCTGATTCCTCCATGGGACTATCTGGATGGGACGCTGATGCTGCCCGGTGACGCCGCTCTGCCGGCCCCGCGCGATGCCTTCCAGCGGACTCTCCGGAAAATAAACAATCCGTATCACGAGGCATACACGGATGCGCTGTTTGCCTGTATGGCGTCGCGGCTGGTGGAGACGGGACGGTCGCCGCATTGGTGCCGGTTCTACGGAACCTTCAACGGGCGCGTGCCGGAGTATCGCTACAACATAACGGACTATCTGCCAGAATATCAGCATGAGAGCTGGTTTCGGCGGACACTTGCGGAGGGGCTCTTCACGATTGAGGTAGCGGATCCATTCGATGCCTCTTTGCCGGCGGAGCGGTTTGACACCAGCTTCTGGGAGTCGGAATACGGTGGTGGCTGGCGGCGGATTGTCGGTGATGCGGGCTCCAGTGAGGGGCTGTCAGAGCTATCGGAGCTTTCTGAGGATATTGGATTCAACAGTGGCAGCAGCAGGGCCACGGCGCTCAGCGAACTGGAGGAGATAGAGGAAGAGGCGGCAGCAGCGGTAGCAGCAGCGGAAATAGAGGTCGCACGTGCCCCCCGCCGAGTACGGATTACGGCCCACACGCCTACCACTAGCGGCAGCGGCAGCGGCAGCGGCAGCAGCGGCTATCCCTTAGAGTTCCGTGCCATCCTACGTGACTATCCATGCCAGATGACCGTACTGGAGCGGTGCGATGGTATGATGGACAGCCTGATGGACGATGAGCACGACCCCGATGTCGCCACGGCCGATATGCGCGAGACTCTGGACCAGCGTTGGACAGCGTGGGTGTTCCAGGTGATTGCCGGTCTCGCTGTGGCCCAGGAGCACTACGGATTTGTCCACAATGATCTCCATACCGGTAACGTGATGTGGTGTGGCACGCCTGAGACGCATCTGTATTACCACGTGCGGGGCGCGGCGGGTGGCGACCGGTGGTACCGTGTGCCGACCTACGGGCGACTCATGAAGATCATTGACTTTGGGCGAGCCACCTTCCGACCTACGGCTGCCGCGGCGGAGGCGCAGCGCACCTGGTTCCCTGATACCTACGGGCCCGGCGGTGACGCGGAGGGAATGTTCAACGGCGGCAAGCTGTATGAGCCCGATGATTTTACGAGCTACACGCAGCCCGCGAACGCGCCGAATCGCTCTTTTGACCTGACACGGCTGGCGATTGCGATGCTAGAGGCGCTGTGGCCCGAGCCGCCGGCCACCAAGGAGCCGCGTCGTGTGCTGACACGGGAGCCGGGGCGGGTGACCTACGAGTCGGTGTCGCCGCTGTGGAATCTGCTTTGGCTGTGGCTGACGGACCGCCACGGCAAAAACATCCTGTATCGACCCGACGGGGGCGAGCGCTATGAGGAGTTTGAGCAGTATGTCGCGATAACGCGGGATGCGCACAACGCGGTGCCGGCGCGTCAGCTCACTCTGCCGCTGTTTGATGCGGCGTTTCGGTGTGCGCGGCGGGATATGCCTGAGGGGACGCACGTGTGGGAGTTGAACTGTTAAGGTTGCGGATATTATTACAGAAATTATCATTCCAGATTACTAGAATGCTAATTTTTGATATTGGTGCAAATGTTGGGGCATGGGCACTAGCAAATCTTACACCAACTACAACAATTATATCAGTTGAGGCATCACCCATCACATTTCAACAATTGAAAGCGAAGGTAGCAAGGGAGCCAAAAATAGTTCCTCTTAATTTTGCAGTTTGCCAAAGTGAAACACCGACCATTACATTCTACCATTGCACCGCAGCTGGAACAATATCTACGCTGGATAAAGACTGGTTATCTTCTCCTGAATCACGATTTGGTAATTATAGAACATCCATTCAAGAGGTTACTGTTCCTACAAAGAGCATTGATGCGCTGATAGCCGAGTATGGTATGCCCGATATCCTAAAAATAGATGTAGAGGGTGCTGAACATCTTGTATTACAATCCCTGAGTATCAAAGTGCCACTCCTATGTTTTGAATGGGCTGCTGAGTGGAAAGAAAAAAATATTGCTTGTATCAACCGTCTTCTTGAACTCGGATTTAGACAATTTGCCGTACAGTATGAGGATAAGTACACATGGCGCCCACACGAATTTTCAGATGATGCTAATTCAATTATAAGTATTTTTAATACTGCCGTATCTAAAAAGGAATGGGGTATGATATGGGCGCAATAGGTACCATAGCTTTCCAACGTTAAGACCTGTCGGTTTCCTCCAGCCTCTGCGCTGTAACCGACAATTTTATATGGGAAAGCTGCGTTAGCGTCTAGTGCGGAGCACTAGACGGTACAATCACAGGCGGTGAAACCAGCATTCGGAGAATGCTGACAGAACCTCTCCGCAAAGCGGAGAGGGCCGCCTGTCTTAACTATGTGATTGTACGGTATACGGTTAAATCTATTATCTAAGTATGTACTTACCTATTAGAAATGCATATTTTGGTAATTGGGGCCGGATGGTATGGTTGTCATATGGCGTTTATATTAAAGAAAGAAGGACATACCGTCGTACAAGTGGACAAGGCGAATGATTTCTTTACCGGCTCATCATCAAAGAATCAGAATCGTCTGCACCTTGGATTTCACTATCCCCGAACAGAAGAAACAATAAAGGAATGTCAGGAAGGGTATCCCCTATTCTTGGAAAAATATGGTGTTATAACAGAAGAGATTCCACACAACATATATTTCATAGCTTCCAAAGGCAGTTTGGTAAGTATTGATGAATACTTATCTACTCTACAATATCGGCTATATGAGTATATACTCACAGATATCTCATCGCTTCCAGTAGCTATTCACGCGGTTGAAACCCCTGCTATTAATGTGAAAGAGCGATATATTAATCCTGACAAAGCAGCTCATTATTTCAGGGCGAATCTGACATTAACAGAATTACCATCCAATAGTTTTACTAGTATAGAACAGATACATGCTAGTTTACACCAAACATTTGATTTTATTTTAAACTGTACATATAATCACATTTCTCCAATAGAATATGAAGACTATGAACTATTTTTAACGCTATTATACCATATTAAGACACCATCACTATTTGCATACACTATTATGGATGGGCCATTTTTTTCTATTTATCCATACGATATTGAGAGAAATATATATACAGTTACTCACGTGAAACACTGTGTATTAATAAAAGAAAGAAACATAGATTTATCATCTAGGCCTTGCCCCGAGCTAATCGCTGCAAAACGGCAGATAGTTGATGCAGAGATAACCGAATTTATACCATCCTGGAATTCTATTGCTACACATGTTGGTCACTACACCTCCTGGAAGACTAAGCATGACAATGCTACCGGTGATCGTTCTATTAGGTATAAGGTAGATGGAAACATAATTCACATTTATGGTGGTAAAATAACAGGCATATTCCAGGCTGAGAAGCTTGTACGTTCAGTTATTGATGCGCGTATATAGGCAGCTATATATAGAATGACAACCCCTACATCTGCGATTGTAGGTTGGTCAGGCTTCGTCGGGCAGTATCTCACACAATTTTTTCCAGAGTCAGATCTGTATAACTCTGGAAATATTGAAACACTACGAAGGAAGACCTATGATACTATATATTTCAGTGCAATGCCTGCGGAAAAATGGAAAATTAATCAGAACCCCACAGATGATGCTACCGTGCTTTCTTATTTCTGCGAACTGCTAACTAGTGTATCGTGTGAAGAGTTTATATTGATATCTACTGTTGATGTATTGGATTGTACTATTGGACAATACGAAGATGGTGCTATATTTGCAGAGCATCCATATGGTCGGCATCGGCGAGCACTTGAAGATTTTGTTCAGAAACACTTCTCCAAACACATAATTTTGCGACTGCCAGGATTATTTGGAAAGGGGCTGAAGAAGAATATCATATATGACCTGCTACACGACAATCAGTTAGAGCAGATTTGCCTTGATTCTGCGTTTCAATGGTATAATCTTGAAAATCTTAAAGATGATATAGAATATTGTAGAAGAAATAGAATACAACTTATCCAGCTTGTTTCTACACCCATACGAACAAGCAATATAGTGTCAAACTTCTTTCCAGATAAGCTCTCTCTTTGTAAAGGTACACGTATTGTGAAATATCAACTGGAAACATACTTTCCCTTGCGTGTCTGCGAGATAATACTGGATGAGATTGGTAGATATATTGAGTGGTATCAACGCACACATAGAGTTGTGAAGCGACTGGCTATATCAAACATTGCGTGGACACCAGAACAGTTCCATGATATTAATAAAATATTGAAGCGTTATGATATTAACCAAATTGAAATGGCATTTACAACCCTGCGTCCATGGGCTGAATGGGATGATACGTTTATCTCATTTGTGCGAAAGAATGGGTATAGCTATCCAAGCTGCCAGAGCATCCTATACAATACGGGTATTGAGATTTTCAAAGAACAGACACAGTTTATAGAGCATTATAATTGTGTTCTTGAATTATGTTCTAAATTAGGAATATCACGGATCGTGCTCGGATCACCTACTGGGCGTCATATATATGATACAACAGAAGAGGAAAGGGTGCTACTTTTTCGCCGACTTGGCAGAGAGAGTAGTGTGTATGGTGTAACACTTTGTATAGAACCAAACTCTACTAAGTACGGATGTACTTGGCTAACTACTCTAGCAGAGACATACGCATTTGTCAGTTCTGTAGCACATCCGAATGTAAGAATTAATTTTGATTTTGGAAACTATATAATGGAGAATGACTCTACTCCTATATCAGCGGCGATTGTGTCCAACGTAGGCAATGTTCAAATAAGCGCTCCATTTTTGGGACCTATTGACTCTTCATACTGTGAGTCATACACTGCTATATTGAGTTTTCTGGAGACAGCTGGGTATAATAGCGGTATTTCACTTGAGATGCGAAGCTCTACTATGGGAAAAATTATTGAATCGTGCGATAAAATAGTAGAAATATTAAGTTTAACCATTTAAATGCGAGCTATCCTGTTAAATACAGCGGAGTCGCCTTGCCCTGGCACGCACTATGCTGCATGTACAGAATTTTTAGAAGGATTTCGCGATTATGGATATACACCAGGCGTTGCTACAACAATAGGAGATATTAGTTGTGCCGAATATATTTTACTATCATCTCATAAGGTAAATATAGAATATTTAGAACAATTAAACGCTTTATCTCCTAATTCAATTTATTTATTATGGTTTTATTTTGATTATATATCAAAAATACCATTTAAAAGATATATATTAACAGGGGAATATTGGCATCATCCTCCGAAATTAAGAAGACATTTAGCCTGGTATAATATGATCCCCGGGCTACCGCATTATGTTCCATTTATGTTGAGAGCAAATGAATCACCGGAAAGGATTGGAACATATCCAAGAAACGATATATATAACGGCTGCTTCATGGGAACACCATATAAGCCAGAGTGGGTTAGCGGACTTTCAAACATATTGTATCATGATATCAACAAGCATGGTTTGCTACCCTACAGTAGAAGAAGAGAAATATATTTATCCTCAAAAATTGCGTTTGGATTCCATGCTACCGATAATATCCTTAATAATCATGTAACGCAACGGGTATTTGAGGCATTATGCTATGGATGTATTGTACTATCCGATAATCCTGTTGCAGAAGAACTAACCGATGGGATTGTTGTCTATGTATCAAGTAAAGAGGATTTTAAAAATAAATATAATTATTATCTTTCTCATCCAGAAGATTGTGAAACTAAGCGCATGAGAGGGTACACTTGGGCTAAACAATTTGGAACAAACAGGTATGCGGTTGATTTATTTTTAAATCATAGATTCAATTAAATAGACATGATTTGTGCATCCACCTCTAAAACTTCTTGTGTTTAAACTTAGTGTTTAAACTTAGTGTTCCGCAAATTGACCATCCTGTTAAGTAAGGAAAGTCTCCTTCGTCGCCTTTCCTTACATATTTGCATCTTCAAGCGGAACACTACGCAACTATCTAGGTTCGGCATCACTTCGTTTTGCCGAACACTAGTTTAAACTCCACTAATAAAGTATTAATATATATATAAATGTATGCCTGCTTTAATAATTGTGATCCAAAGACTAATGGAGAACTAGCGTTAGTTAAGTCACTTCCGCCTAATTTGATTGTATTTGATATTGGCACAAGAGCAGATAGTGAATTTACAGATTATCCCGGCATTGTCCATTATTTTGAGCCAATGCCAGAGTTTATTGATAAGCTGTCAAAACTTAAAACACTAAATACGACTTCATACTATAATCAGTTTGGACTCTCCGACAGTACAGCAATTTTAAATTACTATCCAAGATATCAATCATTCCATAATAGAACTGTATCTTGTAGTGTAGATGATAGTAAAAATGTAATCAAGCTAAATGTTAAAACTGCTAATGAGTATATATCAGAACATAAAATAATTCATATTGATTTCATCAAAATAGATACAGAAGGGCATGAGCTCCATGTTCTTAAAGGATTTGGTACTTATCTAAATATTGTTGACAGAATTCAATTTGAGTATGGTGGCACATACAAAGATACCAATACTACATTGTTAGAGGTGATTACCTACTTACGAGCATATGGGTTTACTAAATTTAGTTATCTATCTCCCAGCGGTAATGTACCTATAACAGATTATTCTGACCATTATAAATACTGTAATATCTTATGCGAGCGTTAGAATACATTGCCTATTTTCTGTCTCAACTTAAACAATAATGCTAATCCCCTACGCGACCGTCGTAGCAGCCCTCGCCAAGGCTGGCATCACCGTCCGAGGTGTTCTCCATATCGGCGCCCACGAATGTGAAGAGCTAGCAGCCTACACGGCCAAGGGCGTGTCTGCTGCGGCTGTAGACTGGATTGAGGCTAACCCCGAGCTGGTTACCCGAATGGCCGCGCGGGGCATCGTGGTCCACAACGCAGCGGTGTCCGACGTAGAGGCTGAGCTGCCATTCCACATCACAAATAATGGACAGTCCTCCAGCCTTCTGGAGTTCGGCACGCACGCGGCCTCTTACCCCTGGTGTAAGGTGGTCAAGACAATCACTGTGCGCACAGAGCGCCTGGAGTCTGTGATTACGCGCTGTGCGATTCCAATTGCTGAGCGCAACTTCTGGAATCTGGATATACAGGGTGCTGAACTGAGCGCCCTCCGCTCAGCAGGAGATGCCATTCGCCATGCTGACGCCATCTACACCGAAGTTAACACTCGAGAGGTGTACAAGGGATGTTGTCTCCTAGGAGAGCTGGATGCCTTCTTGGCCGACAAGGGGTTCACCCGTCACAGCATCTCAATGACCGATGCAGGATGGGGCGATGCGCTCTATATCCGAACTAAAACTGTCGATTCATAGCAAACTCATGACGACCTGCTACGTCCAGCTCACCGGTGGCCTCGGCAACCAGCTGTTTGAGATCGCCGCCGGCTACGCCCACTGCCGCCGCACTGGTCGGACTCTCCAGCTCTCTCGCCGTACCAACTGTAAGCGTGGTGTCTATTGGGGCAGCTTCACGCAGCGCTGTGCGACCTTCCAGGCAGACCCACCTGCGACCCCTGTCCGCCTGTGGCGCGAGCCGCATTTTCACTGGGCAGCCATTCCTCCTCACGCCACCGCCCTCTCTGGATACTTCCAGAGCAGCCGCTATTTCAACGACATAAGTGGAGAAATTCGTGAGCTCTTCAGGCCTTCCGATGCGATACAGACTGCCGTGGCCGACCGCTACGGTGAGCTTCTAACTGAGGAGTCTCGTGCCCGTTCCGTGGTGCTCCATGTGCGCAGAGCAGACTACCTGGTGGGTGCGAATGCGGTATTCCACGCAGTCACTACACCCGAGTATTACGTGCGTGCGATGGTGGAGATGCGGCGACACCTGCCTGGTGCGCGGGCGCGCTTTCTGGTGTTCTCAGACGACCTGCCCTGGTGTCGCGCCCAGCGGTTCTTCCCTGCCGACACCGTCTTCGTAGATGAGCCCGATGAGTGCCGGGCGCTCTGGCTAATGGCACAGTTCCGCTACTATATTATTGCGAACTCCAGCTTCTCCTGGTGGGCCACCTGGCTCGCAGAGCCGGCGCGTCTTGTAATTGCCCCCGACCGTTGGTTTGGCCCCACCGGGCCGCAGGACTGGCAGGATATCTACGAGCCGGACTGGGTGCGTGTATCAGTTAGCTAGAAATCCACGCCGATAATCAACAACCTTCCGTTCAATATCACTGTAGCTCGGCCGCTGATAGCCCAGTGTAGGGCGCATAATGTACCACCGATCGCGCGGCTGTAGCTGTTTCCACCACTGGTCCAGCGCATATTTTCCGTATTCCATGGTTCTCTCAAATTGCGTAATACCCTCTTTGTAATTTGCGATGAGGGTGTCGTAATAATGCGCCGCAACCAAATAACAGGTAGCTGCCTGCGCTGACTCTACGCGCAGGGTGGTCGGGTCGTATTTTGAATACCCCGCAGCAAGCAGAATAACATCGTACGGCGCAGCAGCAAGAGCAGTGAGACGTGAGATGCCTGCCTCCCGAGCATGCCACACAAAATCATCCTCTACAATCAGCACGTTCCGCCAGCCGTTGGCCTTCGCACGCTCCAGAACAGCCAGATGACTCTTAGAGCAACCAAGCCCTCCGTGTGCGTGGCGTATAGCATCAAAGCGCTCTACACGATCGGCTCCAAAACAGGCAAGCTCTGCCTCAATCTCAGCACGACGGTCGGTGCGATGGGCCAGATTTATATAGACAACATGCTCAATAAAATCTAACATAGCTACTATAGCGCAGCGGTATAATTATATCAGTGCTCTAACGCACTGACTCGTCAGACCACTCCTTAAAACAGAGTTTATCTGGAATAGGAAGTAACTTTAGGTCTGGTATGGCACTCAACGCAAACCCAACCGTATTATCCTCAAAAACACGCGACCAAAAGAGCTCCTGTTTAGAAACAGCTATATCAGCAGCTCGAGCGCTAAGAAAATAAAACCGCCCAGATGCATATCTACATGCAGATACAATAGCAGGTTTGCGCTCAGCTCCAACCGCGCTGTGATAATGATATGTGGAAAGGCAGTCTGTTGGTATAACCGTGAAGTTCCCGCCATAATCGTACGCAGCAAAGGCACCTAACAGTTTCCTAATGGCCTCCAGATTGCAATCCATATCATCATCTGTTTTCAAGATATGTGTAACAGCAGGATACTGAGTGCGAATTGCTTTGATGGCAGTCCATGTTTTCTTGCAGAGTGACATGTAGTCATCGGGGCAACGCACCGTCAGCAGATTCTCCGACATATCAAACTGCCATTCTTCAGTGAGGCTTTCATCCCCTTGAACATGAAACCAAAGAGGAACAGGTGGTGTCTTGAGCCAGGTTGCGCGTTGGCGTTGGCGTTTTTGTTCATACTTGCGGCAGCTCAGAATAAAAAGGCAAAACATCAGGGGGGCTGTACTGCTGTTAAAGGGCGATAATCTTACATGTGGCTACTAACGCAACGTAGCGCATCCCGCAAATCACTGATGGACCCCGCGTTGTGAATCACGATGTCCATCAGCTCGTCATCCAGATCGTGCTCGCTCGGATCGGCCGAGGGAACTACTCCCGGTCGCAGCACACGGCCACGCAGGAGACGCACAGGTTCGCTGGTAGCCGCAATCATCTCCGCGATATAATCGGCCTCGCGCCGGTAGCGCCAGTCGGAGATAACCCATTCGGTCGCATCGGGCGGCGACTCCAGAATCTGCTGGAGCACGGGGCGCGCATAGACATCGGGGTCTACCGCACGGTCACGAAGCGCGTGTTGGAGAAGCAGATCGCGGGGGGTGCGCGCCGTTGGATAGAGCGGACAGGGTGCCGGCAGCGGCCAGTCCTTTGCCGCAGTATGAAACAGCTCAGCGGGCAGACCCGTCACGCGGGCCACGCAGGCCTTGAGCGGCTCGGCGAAGGCGGTGCGGTGCCAGCCCTTCTCCTCTTCCAGAAGCGCCGCCGCAGCATCTTTTCCAGAGCGCGCCCAGCCGGAGAGCAGCAGGATTGTCTTGGTCATCGTGTCGTTGTTGCGGGCTACTGGCGGTGGGTGGGGCGGCACACCAGGCAAGTTTGCGCGCACCTGTTAGGAGAAGTACAATGGGCGTGGGTATAGCCGGCAAATGGGCGCATCTGGTCGCGATGGTGCTCGTCGTAGTCGGCGGCCTGAACTGGGGTGCGGTGGGACTGTTCGGTGTGGATCTGGTGCGCACTGTGCTCGGGCGCGGGCTACTGGCGAACGTCGTCTACGTGGCGGTTGGTGTAGCGGCAGTGGCTGTTGCGCTCAATCGCGACTCCTATCTGCCGTTCCTGGGCGAGACGGTGATGCCCTGTTCGCTGCTGGCGGAGCGGGTGCCGGACCATGCTGACACAGAGGTGTCCGTACACGGTCTGGAGCCCAGCGCGAAGTTGCTCTACTGGGCGACGGAGCCGGCTACAGAGGGTCTCGGGCGTATTCAGGACTGGCGGCGGGCCTATCTGGATTTCGCGAATGCCGGTGTCACGAGCGCCGATGCGGGCGGCCATGCGGTTCTCCGGATTCGCCGGCCGCAGCCCTACACCGTGCCGGTAAAGGGGCGGCTGGAGGCGCACGTCCATTGGCGGGTCTGCGGAGAGGGCGGGATGCTCGGCCCCGTGCGGACGACGATGGTGGCCTAAAAGTTGAACCCTGCCCTGCCCTTATCATTCTAATGGCAATGACAGCCACGATGTCTTCCGAATATGCCGACTTCTTCAAGAATTCCACGAAGGCAGAAAATGATGCCGCCAACAAACGCCGAGAGGCAATACTTCTCACGCTATATGATATTGAACTACCATCAGATACCCCCGCGCCAATCCGCAATCTTCAAGAGAGCTGGCGAACTACAATTCGCTCACTCTGTCCGATGGAATTCTCAACCGTGAAGGTCATTAAGAAAGGAGGGCGCTCTAATAATTATGATTTCTTTATTGAGTATTTCTCAGTAGATGGAAGGCCTATCTATAGCCAGAAAGCCGAATTCAAACACGGCGCCAGCAGTATTGAGGCACAGCCACAGTTCCTCAGCCTTGCCTCTAAGGGATTACTGTTTCCACTATCATATCCAGAGTTCTATTATGATGGATACCTAACAGCATACTGCGCATCGGACACGAGTATAACAGAATCACTGCCGGCACGTGACGATTACTTGGCACGGATCCACGGTTGCGACTACGACACGCATCCGTTCTTCCGTACCCTGTATGACCGTGAGCTAACAAACAAAAAGGCCAAGGCAACCGTGGTAAATCAGTCAATTCGCGCATATCTTGAGGCTTATGGGGACAAGTGCGATGTAGCCCAACTAACTGCGAAGCTACTGGAAACACAAGCGGACAAAGTATTTCTTCTATGGGATATGCGAGCAGCCGTGTTTCACGTAGCGCGGCTGACAGCCACCGACCTGACCCCTACTGAATATCGTGGCGTAGACAAGGGCAATACCATTGTCTACGCAACGGAAACATACCTTCTTAAGCTCCTGTTGCGCTGGAAGAACCACAAAGGGATTCTCTATCCTGCTTGGCAGATCTCTCTCAAGCGACGCTAGGCCCCCAAATCGGAAGCACCGTCTCCAGCTCAGTTTTGGATAGTGCGCCGTTACCAACAAAGCTGCGTATGAAGTCGGCCGTCCGACTGTTCGCTAGAGATGCCGCGATGCGTTCGATCGCCGCAGTGGGGCCGGTAATCACATTAACATGGTTCTCACCATAAAACCGCATTCCGGCCGGCACCAGGACGAAGTTCAGGTTGTATGTGGTGTTGCCGTAGCCACGTGACACAAGAATAGCCGGCCCCACCGTTGGCCCGCTGGCACACGTAAAGTTGCGAATATACTGCTGTTTGCCCTTGCCTGGGTCGCCAATCCGTAGTACACCACCCTTGATGTTATTGCTATAGAGAACAGGTAGCGTTGTGGCCCCCGATGGATCAGCGGTCAGCTTCTCTTTGTGCTGATTCCACACCACCTCACCAGTCTTGACACTGCAGCCGAGAGTGGCTATAGTTGCGCCGTCACTGGAAGCAACCGCGTCGGTCAGCGCTGCAGCGTGGGGATTTATGTAGGTTGAGTCAGCCACTCTCAGCACAAAGGGTGGAGGCGATGACGGTGGCGGCGTATTCCGCACAACGAGCAGCATAGTTTTCTGGGCCGTATCATAGAACTCTTCCGACGACACCTCTTCTACAGCTAGGACAGTAGTATGCTCGGCGATATACCGCCGACAAGGCTCATAATAGCAACAGTTGTAGAAAGAGGTTGGTAGTACAAAGGCTAGCGTGCCGCCAGGCGCGAGATGTACCGTGAGACATTTGTAGAGAAATAGTACAAACACATTACTGCGACCGGTGACACATCGCGGGTCCTTCTGCTTAGTTACAAAGTAGGGGGGGTTGCCAACGATCAGGTCGGCTTTTAAGGATGGGGCAGTAAAAGTGAGGAAATCTGTGTTAGCCAACGCGAGCTGTGTGTTACCGGCTGCAGCGGCGATAGTTTCCAAGAAAGCAGTGCGATTCAGCTCCACCCCGTGGATCTTAGCCGATGGATAGCGTTCGCATAGGTCAAATAGGAACTCGCCGGATCCGAATGACGGCTCTAGCACCTGGGTGGGGGCGACAACACCTGCCGCTGTGAGCAGCTCAAAGAGGCGGGTGCGGATAGCGGTGGGTGTAAAGAAGATACCTTCTTTTTGACGTACCTCTTTGCTTAGCTTCGTGTGAAGAGAGAGAGAGGCTGTGCGGAAGCTCATTTGTTATTGCGTTATATGAGAGGTAGGAGCGCGCATGCGTCACTTTTTGAGGGCTGCGCGCTACGGTACCTCTGATGCCTAAGCTTTCACATCAATGCGACTTATATCTGCTGGTTCCACGGTTGTGATTGGCGCAGGTCGCTGCTGGAAACGACATCGGGTTCGGCAGTATTTCAGTGCTTGAACCAAGACAAACACGGAGATACACGCACCTAGGACTATAACTAGCACTCTATTATCTGTTTGAACTAGCACAGTTGTGTATATGTTGTTGATACTAACAATTGTTATATTAGCCCATAGTACCACATCGGATATTGTGCTATTGTTTGTGTAGATGATGGGTACATAGGTAGTATGAGTCCCAACTTCAGGATGATTACATCCATCTCCACGTGTATTTTGTCCAGGAAGACATCCATCTCCGAGTTGATTTAGTTGGGAACTATATCGTACGATGCTTAGCAGGATTAATAAATAGATTATAAACATATTTATTAATTATGGTATTACACCGTAATTCTCTGTGCTTGAAGGGCGCGGTCAAGTTTTGGCGGGTTGATGGCGCATTTTTAGATATATATCTATAGAATCTAGTGTAAATCCAACCCTCTCCATTGTCGCGGCCACTTGTGTGTGCGGGCTCTACGGCCCCTACGACCGCCCGTCTGCTGCGTGAGAGTGAATGCTGTCGCTGGCGATACCGGCACCGGTAGTCTGAACGGCATCGCACTGAAATTCAGACCGGCGATGCGTTTGATGAACCGCGTTATCCATGGCGCCATATAGCGGCATAGTGTCTGGATATCGGACTCGTCTCTCACACGCTGAAAGAAGGCGGTCCAGGTTGGGCTACTGTTGTATATCTCCCTCATGGTCGTATCTGGCAGAGGATGAGCCGATGGCACGGCATTATCAAAATCGCTCCAGCTCATTGTCTGCTTGCGTGCGTTGAACTGCGCAGTCGCTACAGTGAACCGCTCTCCATCTACAGGAGTCGCATCCAGCTTCGCCATGTACCAGGTTTTCCCATAAAGCGCATAGTAGAAGAATGCTAAATCAACTACTGAGCGCTCGTCGCATTCGCGGTATGACATGTCATCAAATTGAATCTGCCGTACGTGCGGATAACGCTCTGCTATATATGACAGCGCCAGGCGAATCAGCTGAAGAATACCGTCTCCTCGCGTGAAGCGGCCGGAAAGCGTACAGTGGTCATCATACTCTATTTTGGGCATATTCGCGATTGGATTACTGGGGAACACCTGAAACTCCGCACACCAGAAGTCGGCTCCACCAAAAATAAGCATGGTGCTTGTGGGTGATTCCCGGACAGTGAGAAGATAAGTGGTGCGCGCATCAGCGGATATCTCATAGCGTGTCTCGGTTTGAGTCTGCTTTTTAGGATAGTAGGGAGGCATCCCGTGTTGGTGGTGGCGCAGATATTCGGTTGCCTTTTCCGTCGTAGCACCAGAGCTCGTAGCGGTAGCCGGCTGCGACCGTTGCGGCCTCCTTCTGCTCTAGAGAGTCTGTCTTACATGCGGCCGTCCAAGTGCTCTTCACCTCAATTATGAGATTCTCGTGCGGAATGTAGATATCGGGGAAATAGCGGCGGCTTTTACCGTCGGCATCGTATGTTATATGCGGAACATCCACACGGTCGGTTTTAATCTGCTCTTCGCTGTAGAGCGTGAGCAGCTCTGCTAGTGCGAACGGTTCGTAGCCTTGAACGCGGCGCACGGTGCCCGAGGGCATTTTGAATTCTTTGTATTTTTTGGAGTTGCGTTGTATCTTCTCCATTATTTCTGGGGATTGGCTGGTGTGCGGGACTCCATATTTTCGCATGTTAGTTTCAATACGTCTAGTCTTCTGTTTTTCTTTATCTATGCCTAAGGAGGCAATACGTGCCCTCTCCTTTATTTCTGGCGACTTCATTATATGGTCTACTCCATATTTTGCCATAACAGTATCGCGAGTTTTCTTCTTTACTTCTTCACTCTGACGTGGGCTCTTTGTCCCATAGTGAGCAATAGAAGTAGCAACAGATTTAGCATGTATTTCTGGCAATAATAGATGATGCGCTACTCCATAGCGTGCCATACATGTAGCTTTTACTTTCTCGGCATGGCCAGCCATCTGCGATGCGTGAGCTACGCCATAACGTTCCAATAGAGTCTGTTTAGATTTATCTTTTACCTCTTCTGCTTGGAAAGAATGCTCTACTCCATACTTTGAGAGATTAGTTGCTTTTACCTTTTCTCTAATTGCCGGCGCATGTACCGTACAAGTCACTCCATACTTTGCGAGGTTTGATTCTTTGACTTTTTGTCTAATTATTGGTGAGGAAGATGCGTGAAGCACTCCATATCTCTCCAGCATTGTTGCGTCTCTCTTTGCTTCTACACTAGGAGCTTTGCTTGAATGCTCTACACCATAGCGTTCAAGTGTTGTTTCTTTTGTCTTTTCTAACATTATCTGTATGGCGCACGCTTTACAGGTCAAGCCACCCTGGTCCACAACAGAGCGCATCTTCTTGGAGCCTTCTTTGCCGCATTTACATTTGAAACGTATGGTGGTTGTGGCGCAACAAGCATCATACTCTTCAAGCAGGGTGGCTCCTCCAGAGGCAGCTACAGTTGCCTGTAAAAGAGCAACGGTGTAGCGGGGAGCCGGCATGGTTTATAAATTCAGGATGAATCATTATTTGGAGGGCGCGGTCAAGTTTTGGTGGGTTGATTAGAAGTCGCTGCCATGAACACGATTTCCTCCGCGCTCGGAAATTGCGCGGCGCTGTTCTGGCGTGGTACACACACACCCACCATCACACGACAGGGTGGCGCCACAACAAGAGGGAGAGCAGGTATTATTCTTAAAGATAAACAGGTTATCCGGCCCCACCTCCACCGGCGGCCCCGCCAGCGGCACATCGGGCATCCGCCCACGGAACCCCTGCGCAGCCGGAGGCAGCGTCGCCGCCAGATTCACACCGTCGTAGCTGCCAATGGGCGCCGTCGCGAACGCCGACCCGCCCGCCGACGTCAGATAGTCCTGAAAGAACTCGCGGTTCGCCACCGAGGCCGTGCCACCCGCCGACCCGCCCGCCACACCCTGCATCGCATTGCCGAAGCCCGCCATCAGACCGGCATAGGGAGCGATGTTATCCATGGCCTCCTTGGTCGCCGCAGCAACAGGGCCAGCACCCGACGCCGGACCAGCACCCGACGCACCGCTCGCCGCCTTCAGAGGCATCGGGTTCATGAACCCCTCCTTCTTCACGCCAGATCGAGCCATGTGCGCCGCGAAACCCTCCCGCACCCGCTGGGGCCAGTTAGTCATGCCCATCAGCATCGCCACGTTCGCCAGGAACAGGATCACCAGCATGCCAATCAGATACATTCCGCGCATGGACATTTTGGACGCGGGTTTCTACTTCGCCAGAACAATATTCTCCACGAGAGGACAGAGTCTCTCCAGCCCCACGTCACTGGCGTCGCGAATCTCGACGATTGGCGTGGTGCCATCGCTGCCGGTCACCAGGAAGGCGCCACCGCTCACGTACAGATGATACCAATAGCTGGATGGATTGTTATGTGTCGCAACAAACCGACCTTCTGTTGCCGCCGGCGCCCACACACCTGTAGTCGGTCGCCGGACCCAGCAGCCTGCGCTCACTACGGGGCCACCTTCGCCGAGAGAAACTGCTCCCCCAACATCCATTCGGCGCATCTCGACACGCCCCACTACCATTACACTGTGGCCACCGGGACTCCTGACTTTATCGCCAATCCGTACCTCTTCTATGCGACGCATCGGACCTGCGCCCATTATCACATATGTATCAGGAGCCAGCGCTGCTGTCGCATCCAGATGCGTCGGGGTGGGGCGGTCAGGGGGTACCGCGGGTCCGTTCAGCGTGCGCCAGACCTCGGCGTGCCAGTCGCGCTGCCCCTCCAGGTCGCCCTCGGCCAACTCCTCCCAGTCAGCAAACAGGATGCTGCCGGCGTTGCCGCGCACAGGAATCCGCCGGGTGGTTGTGGTCAGACACCAGAGATCCCGCACCACCGGGCGCCACGTCCCCAGCCTCCAGAGCCACTCTGCCCAGGTGCGCTCCACCCGCCGCGCAGCTGGATGTGCTGACACCGCCACCAGCTCCGGACTGTAAACCAGGTGGTCTCCCGTCACACGCACCCCGCCGAGCTCCCACAGCGCATCCGCCGACTGAAAGCGATGTACTGCCGTCACACGCCCACCGTCCGCCAACAGCTCGCCAACACCGACTGCCTCAATCGGTATCGTGCTTGTCCCACCGCGGAGAAGCACCTGTGTTCCCGCCGCGAAGCAGACACCGGGAGTGAACAGCTCGGCCACCGTGGCGGCGGCAACGGCGGTGGCGACGGCCACCACTACCACCGATATAATGGCGGTCACCGTGATAATCAGACCGGATATCGGCAGCAGTAAGAAAAAGAGAATTACCTGAAGCGCAATCAGAATACCAACAATCACAATCGCCACAATAAGTGCCACCTGAACAGCACTGACGGAGGCGGTTATGATGCCAATGAGTCCGAATACAATGGATAGGGCCGCCGCCTGGAGGCGCTCCACCATCCCATGGACCCCCACCAGGAAGTTCCGGAAAAGTCCTGCCACACCGCGCATCCGCTCCATAAACGTGGAGTATGCCTCGTAGCAGACTTGCCAGAGATCCTTGAATACCGCGGTCAGCACACCGACCACCTCGCCGGCCACGCCGACTACAGCCGCCTCACCTTCTGCGAGCTCTTTTGCGCCAGCAGCGGCCGACCGCAGCGCGTTCTGAACGTAGACCTTCTGGCAGTCGCGGGCGTTGTCTGTTGCAAACTGACCGGCACTACGGGGATCGCCCGCGGGCTTAAAGAGCCCAGCAATCGGCACCACGCCCGGGTCGCAGCGATGCGCCTCCCAGTTCGCCGCGACGGCTGTGCGGAATCCCGCAGCCATAACGACGCCGAGGCCGAGTGTGAGACCTATTGTCAAGACGGCGAAAAGCCCGAGCTCTTCGGCTCTCATCCCTGTCGGCCGCGCGGGTTTTCCTTTCTCTATTCCAAACAGAGATGTCCCGTCGCACTACAGCACGTCGTTCGTTGCCACCACGTGCCGATGGCGGCTGTCCCACCGGTTATCACGCTCGCCGTGCCTACACCGTGCGTCGGACGGGCACCCGCGTGGCGGCAGCCTGCGTTCGGGCCACTACTCCCGGTGAGCCCCGTGCCGCATTCCTGAAGCGCACTCGGCAGCGGATGACCCAGCGGCTGAAGGGTTTCCCCAAGGATGCGCGTGGGCCTGCTGCGGCCAACTGCCCCCGCGGCACGATTCGGCGCGATCCGTATGTGCGCATTCGCATGGGACGTCGCTCCTACGTGGCTGGTGCCTGTATAGCGGACCAGGGCGCGCCTGGTAAGGGTCTGCCGAGCGGCGCACGCGGTATCGGTGCCCTGCGCAAGGGGGACCTCCGCCAGTTCGGCTACACCAACGTTACCGAGCTCTCAGAGGGACGGCGGCATCTGGCGCTGGCGGCTGCGGTGCGTGCCTACGGTTCGCTGACTATCTGGCGAAAGCTGAACGCAGTCTACGTCTACACGCGACGCACGTCGCCGGCCTCGTCAGCGATCTTCAAGGCGGACCGTGACTGGATAGCGGCATATTATGGAATTAAGGCATTTTAGAAGGCAGGCTACACATCTAATTATCTTGGAAACCCAACCTGTCTCTAACATAAATCGGGCTAAGTTCGGCTCCTGCTCCGCATAATGCCCGCGGCAGGTAAGGGAATGACAGATGCGACCGACGAGGCCGCCGCGCTCACGCGCGCCGAGCGCGACCTCCATGTGCTCGGAGTGCTCCGCGAAGGTGGCACACCCGACTCTCTGATGGAGCCACCGGCCCTCGTCTGGCTATTTGGGATTACCGCCGCACTGGGGGCCGTCCTATTTATCATTGTGGAGATTGCGAACTATCAGGAGATTCGCCGAAACTGGGGTCACTATCGCTGTCAGCCATCTATATCACCGTTCGCTCGCTTCTACGGCCACGACCTGGAGGAGACACTCAACTTCTGTATCGGCCAGGCGGTCAAGGAGCACGCACCGGGTGTCATCACGCCGATTTATGAGGGGGTGGAGCGCGTCATGGGCGTCGTGGATGGTGTCTATGCGAAGGCCGAGGCGGTAGAGGGCGGTGTAAAGGAGCTGCTGAGCGGCTTCGAGTCGTTCGTCATGAACTTTGTTAACTCTATGCGACTCATCGGCACGCGAATTCGGATGTCGGTGGTGCGCATCAAGGATATCTTCGGGCGGGTCTATGGAATTTTTATCGCATTTGCCTATGCGGCCATCTCTGCCATTACATTCGGTGAGAACCTGGTCTGTAATCCGCTGGTCACATTCATTGGCACGATTGCCGGTGTGGATATCTGTTGTTTCGCCCCAGATACACTGGTGGCGTTTGCGGATGGCTCGTGGCACGAGATTCGCGATGTGCCGATTGGGACTGCTCTGGCACCGCTTCAGTCGGGAGGCACGCCGCCCTATGTCACCAGCCGCTATGTGTTTGATAGCTCGGGTGCGGAGCTCTTCTCTCTGGCCGGTGTGGTGGTGAGCGGGAATCACTATGTGCGCGGTCCAAGCGGCAGGGGAATGATGCGTGTAGAGGAGCATCCTGCAGCGCGGCAGCTGACAGCAGGAGAGGCCCGCCCCGACCGGCTCATCTGTCTCGCCACGACGACAAACCGTATCCCGATAGTCAGCAGCTGCAATGACGGGGCTCTGATGGAGTTCGCCGATTACGAAGAGGCCGAAGACCCAGCTACCGTCGCAGCGGCGCAGGCGGCAGCAGAGCGGGCTCTTGGAATGACACGACCCGGACCGACCGTTTCCGATTACAGTCTCGGTCTGGAGTCGGACACCTGGGTGCTGATGGCTGACGGCAGCGCAAAACAGATGGTTGATGTGCGAATCGGCGACCAGCTGCTAGGCGGCGGCAGGGTCATCGGCGTCATACAAGAGATTTGTCAAAGACTCGTGCGGACACCCGGCGGAGCGCTGATGGCGGCGGCACAGCTTGTACGGGCGTCAGGAGGGAGATGGGTACGGGCCGCACATCTGTGGCCGTGGTCGCTGCGACAGAGTTTTCCAGTGGTGTTTCACCATCTGATGTTGGATAACGCGCCCCACGGCGCATTTTTTGTGCGGGATGGAGCCGGGATCGGACACCTAGAGCTGCGCGACTACGCGGAGGCAGTCTGTGTAGAGACGCAGGCGCCCTACGATGCAATGATGACCAAAAGTTGACAGCCCTAAGCCCCGCCCCGGCCCCTATCATCAAGACACAACGACGACGATGTTTTCCGCAATCACAGAAACCTGGCCCCCCGCGCCTGGCCCTGAGCAGCCGACTACCGGCGAACGCCACGCTGCCGGCATCCTAGATGGTAGCACGTCAGAGAGTCTCGCAGAGCTTCACGACGGTGGCTGGTGGATCGGCTCACAGCTGTCAGTTCCCGCTGACTGTGTAGTTACAACCTTCCGCGTGCGACTCCAATCCACCGATGGAGAAGTAGTGCTAGGGGAATGGCAACAGGCGGCCGGTGCGACGCTGCGATTCCCGTGGCCCATTCCTGCAGCGATGGCAACCAATCTCGGGCTCATTCTGAAGATTCGCTCCGTGCCGCCAGAGGACGCAGAGAACGCCCCACCGGTAGATGTGAGCCGGCGCATCTTCTGGAAGGAGCTGCCCGACATCGCCCAGACCGACCGATTCGTGTTTCTGAATCACGGCGACCATCATCCACGGATGTACTGGAACGGCGCGCAAGAGCAGTGGGGTGAGCAGGGGTCGGAGCAGCCGCCGTCATGGGGGCTTGAGCACATCGTGGTGCCGCCTCTTGCGGAGATTCTGGCCGGTGAAGTGCTATATCCTGAGCGCTGGACGTTGATGGCTTGGACGAACGACATCTCATTGGATCCAGACAGCGGCGACGACTAGGCCGCCGCAAAGTTGACCGGTGCCCTACTTTTGGCAGCCTCCAAGACCGCAAGACAAACACCTACGATGGCCGCACCAGCAACCGCGACCACCACTCTGGATGGCTACCTGCTGGATGACTATATGGTAGCCCGCTTCCGTGCGACTACGGCGGATGGGACCGCACCGGACCGCTCTCTAAATCTTGCGCTACTGATTGATAACAGTGGCAGCATGGAAGGCGAGCGCCTCCTCGCTGTTCAGCGCACTCTACACGCTGCCCGCGACCTGCTGCGTCCCACCGATCGCATCACGCTGGTGACATTCAGCGATTCGGCACGGCTGATGATGAATCATGTAATTCTAGATGCCGATGGAATTACACGTTTCTATAGTACAATTGACTCATTGAACCCATATGGGTCCACAAATCTCTCCGCTGGACTAGAGACTCTGTTCAGTGCTGGAACCGATTACGATGCGATTGTGCTGCTAACCGATGGCCAGGTGAATCTCGGCATAACTACGACTGCTGGACACGCGCAATGGCTCTCGGTGGAGTCCGTGGAAGAGCCATCAACGCACTCGGCTACGGTTCTGACCACAATCGCGTCCTTCTCCGAGATCTTGCCACTGAAAGTTGTGGCACCTACACCTACGTTGATTCTGATGAGATTCTACCGGTGGCGATTGGCGACATTCTGGCTGGTCTGCGCACAGAGATCCTACAGAGAATTAGCGTAGAGCCAGATGACCCTACCGGCTGGCACTGTATGGAGGTGAATGGTTCGCACATCGGATCTGTAGTGGCCGACCGGGACTATTGGATTGTATACAGACGGGATCTAATGGCTTCGATGGGATCGGATATCCAATTCGCTGTGCGGGCAGGAGATGTTATTCAGAGTTGCGTGCGTCTGAGCGAGAGCAGTGATATGACACCGGTTGTACGCGAACAGATTATCCGTGCACGGGTAGCACAGCTATTGGGGTGCATCTCGCAGATGGTAGAGAGAAACGGCCGGGGCACAGTGACTCAGGCAGACCGTAGCGCACTAGCAGCACTACAGGATGAGATTCGGGCTTTGCCGGTGCGACCGCTTCTTCTCCGAATCTTGGGACAGCTTGCAGAGGTCTCTGCACTGTTTGATGCGCCAGCATCAGAACCAGCGTTTCCGTGTCTATTGAGGACTGTTCGCGGAAGTACCCCCACGACCCCACCGCGTATTGATCAGCAGTCTGAACATCTGTTGGCTCGTCTTGCTTCCGGCTATACGACTCTGAGCCAACAGCGCGGTGTCTTCAGTCAGACAGCAGCAGAGACAGAGGCGGCACCGACCGAGCCCCGACCGCTCAACCTCTCCATGTTCTCATCGCCTCTCCAGATCACAAGCTCTAGAGTAGCACATGAGCGGTACACGCATATTCCCGCTGAGCCACAATAAAAATGACTAATAAGCGTTGCTCATTTTGGCCATACCGTACAATCACAAAGTTAAGACAGGCGGTTTCACCGCCTGTGATTGTACGTTAACGTAGCTTTCCCATATAAAATTGTCGGTTTCCGGAGGAAACCGACAGGTCTTAAGTTTGGAAAGCTACGGTACTACTAAGATGCGTGCGGGCATCAAGCCAACCATCCGCGCTAAGATGTCCAACGCTACTCCAAGTCCAACCCATATCCCTCACCCCACCGTCGTCGTTGTGCCATGGCAAATTACCGACAAAAAAGAAGACCCACCGTCGCGTTCCAGTCTCATGCCCCCAATCAAAAAGGAGGAGCCGCTGTCTCCTACAGCCTACGAACGCTGTCTTGCGGAGAACCCAGGCGTAGAGACAGTGGGATTATGCGCTGCTGCTACTCGATGACCCCCTTCAGATCGCCCGGCAGCGCAATCGTCTTGAAATCGTAGTGGCTACCAATCTGGTCTAGCACATCCTTTTCGGCCGGCGTCAGTAGCGAGATGGCCGTTCCCTTACGACCGAACCGACCGCAGCGACCGATGCGGTGAATGTAGTTCTCCTTGTCCTCAAATGGCGGAATATCAAAGTTAAACACCAGGCTGACCTGCTGTACGTCAATACCGCGGGCCAGCAGATTCGTCGCAATCAGGACGCGGGTGGTGCCCCTGCGGAAATCGTCCATGCGCTTCTTACGCTCCGTCTGCGTCATCGGCTCACCGTAGATGACGCTCACCGGAAAGCCGCGCTCGGTCAATGCGTGATGCAGCCGTTCCGCACGCTCCTTTGTGTTCGTAAAGATGATCGACTGCGGAATGCTCAGCCCCTCGAAGATATCGCACAGGCAGTCCAGCTTCCAGGAATCCTCATCCACCGTCACATAGAACTGGCGGATACCCTCCAGCTTGACGTCTGCGGTCTTCAGAGTCACGCGCACCGGATCATGTAGGATGCTGTCGGCCAGCTCACGGACCTCGTCGGGCATCGTTGCAGAGAAGAAGGCCACGCGGCAGCTCTCGGGCAGACCGATTTTGACAATCTCACCCACCTGCTCGGCGAAGCGATCGCGCAGCATCTCGTCGGCCTCATCCAGCACAAAGGTGCGCAGCCCATTGAACCGTAGATCCCCACTCTGTGCTAGATCGTAGACGCGACCGGGAGTGCCGACCACGATGTGTGCGCCGTTTCGCGTCTCACGGGCATTGATGTGGCGGGGAATACCGCCCACCGCTAGCACCACATTAATCTTCATAAACTTGCCGATCTCGCGAATCACGTTGAAGTTCTGCTCAGCCAGCTCATGAGTGTGCGCCAGCACTAGGGCTTGGGTCGCACGGATAGTGGGGTCAATCCGGCTCAGCAGGCCAATGCCGAATGTGCCCGTCTTACCGGTACCGGATTGTGCCTGGCCAAGCACGTCGCGACCGCGCACAAGGGGCAAGATCGCCACGGACTGAATGGCGGAGGGCTTCTCAAAGCCGTAGGCGTAAATGCCGCGGAGCAGATTCTCTGGCAGACCCATGTCATCAAAGGTTGCCTGGCGGGGGAACTCCGCCGCATTGCTGGTCTCAACTACAAAGTCGCTAGCCATAGTGTCGTCGTTGTGCTTGACTTTGGGCGGGGGCGGCTTAGGTGGTGTCAAGTTTGGGCGGGCGGTTGCGCAGTGTAGAAGTGAGACGACTGTGGGCAGCCAGGGTTGGGCACAGCCTCCATTCCTACATCATCAACCAGGGCTAGGCAGTTGTCGCTTCGCGATATACCTAATTTTCTGTTGGCCCACCCTGCTGTAGCTACTAAGCAGAAAACAGCAGTCCGGCACGTCCGCTCGTGATGCGGAGCATATTGTAGGTCGTGAGCCAGACATAGATATTGAAGGCCGGCGCCGGCGCTGTCGCTGCCACGCGACGCAGTGGTGTAAGTAATACAAATGAATCAAATATACCTCCTGTTCTGTTATCACTTGCGACACCCGTTATGAACCGGCTGACGTAGCTCCCTCCTCCTCCGCCCGCTACGTTGCCCGACCCGCCACCCATGTAGCCGTCTCCGCCAGCTCGTGCCGAGCCTGTTCCACCTGTCTGTGCGTGACTGAGAGCAAAGGCAGCCGTTGTCGGCATCTGGGACCCATCGGGCAGACCCACACCCGCCGCGGCGAGCCGCCCACCGCCGCCTCCACCAAGGTCATTGCCACTCGCATCATGTGTCTGTGTACCGTTGCCGCCCTGCCAGCCAATTTCTACTGCAGAGCCGGCGTGGCCTCCTCGCCCACCTGATGCGTCAATTGTGCTGCCGGCTCCACCAGCCCCCGCTACGGCTATCCAGGTTGCGACCCCGCCCCCGCCTAGCGCCACCAACGCAGCCGACCCACCCGTATTTGTTCGCACCCAGAGTCCCGTGAAACCCGGCAGACGACGCACCGCCTGGTAGTCTATAATGCCCGTGACAAACGCTCCATTACCATCTGTTGCTGCTCCACCGGCCCCACCTAATCCAACACGGAAGGCCTGCGTGGTCTCAGCAAAGTCGGATTCCACGGTAGCCAGCGTGTTCGCTGGATAGAGCACCGCTGGCTGCGTCGGGTCGTCTTCCCACGTGGCATTGCTGGCACCGGTACAGTCGGTGTTCATCGTTAGTGCCAGCTCCTTCTGCGGCAGCTTGTCCCAGTTACTGAACCCGCGCACCTGGTCCAGCGGCAGACCGAGCGCCTCCTCTAGCCCACCCGTGGGCCAGAATCCGAAGTCGTAGCGGTAGATGTAGCGGTCTACGAGCGGACAGCGCTGACAGTTGAGCGCCGGTACGAGGCTGCGGAAAAGCGACGGCCCTTCGTGTTCAAAACGGCGTACGCCCCGCGTCCAGAGCGCGGCGGCGGCAATCGGGTCCGAGCGGCGGGTGCTAAAGCCCGGTTGGATGTAGCCGTCTCCATAGTCCCAATCGGGCACCACCGCGTCGGGCCACCACGGGATGAACGAACCGGACGCATCCGGTGGTCCGAGGTCGCGACTGAACAGAAAATAGGCGTTGTAGTCGGTGGCCTCTGTTCGCTGGGCCACCCAGGTCATATCGCGGACGAGTCCGCCCTGGGGCAGTGGGATGCGGACATGTCGTCGGCCGTCGGTGGGGGTCACGGGAACTGCGATGTGCTGCTCTATCGGAATCTGGAGGTCGGCCATACGGTAGGCGGCGGCCTCGCGGTCCTCCAGGCTAACATACTCTACAACCCAGTAGGCGTCGCGGAAGTGCCATTCGCGGGGCATCGTCTGGCCCGGTAGCGCACGCCCGTCGGGTGTAAGAGAGCCCTCCGTGCCGCCGCAGCTGAGCGTCTCGCGTGTCATGCTGTAGATCGGCACGCCGCCCAAACCAGGCGGCCAGTGCTGGTAGAATCCGCAGCCGGCCATCGTTGGCATCGGGCCCGGGCCGTCGGTCGCGCCGACCAGAGGCGGATTGCGCTGGTCCACACGGGCATCAGTGTAGACGCACTGTTGGACGGGGCGGAATGACACGGTTATCTGGACTTTGTCCTTCGCGAGCGCCTGGATCGGTAGCGCCTGCGGGCCGGGGCCGCGATTGAACCAGAAAGGCGGGACGATCTCCAGCGTCGTCGGCTGCTGGCGCTCGGGCTCCGTTGTGCGGAACTGCGCGAAGTCGCTTGGATTCCTGCCAATCATCGCGTTCACGGAGTCCCAGTGCTCCACGGGCGCGGTCTGCTCATCCAGCACCTCCAGGAGGCGGCTATCCAGACGATCCACGACGGTGTCGCCGATGGTGAGCTCAATCTCGGAGGCGATGGCGTGGCCAATGGCGTTCGTCCAGGACCACTGCGGGCCGATGAGACAGTTATTCTCACCGAATCCCACCGTGTGGGTCAGTGCGGCGGCAGCGGCAGCGTACTGGGGGCCGTAGAGATCCGGCAGGTCCACTACCAGAGTGACACGGGTAATCAGTTCGCCCAGTATTGGCAACGTCACAGTGGCACGGCGGCCGAAATCGGCGAGATTATCAAACTCCACGCGGCGCCACTGGGAGGCCCAGCGGGTGCGGCGACGGAGCACAGCGCGATAGAAATCCACTGATGGGCGGCCCACAGGAGTGTTGAGTCGGGTGCGATCCTGGAGACCGTCGCTGACGATCCGCAGCATTGACGCCGGTGTTGCTGCCATTGTCGGTGCTGTTCCCTAACGGGGGCAGCGGCACTCTAAGCTCGGGGGGCTGGGCGTGCTAAAATCGTTGGTATAGTTATAAATGACCTCCACTCTCCGGGCTTACGCACAAATTAAAGAGGGTCTTACTAAGTTCCTGAAGCCTGAGAGCCCTTCTTATGATAATGGAACTAATGTTGTATTATTTCCATTTACTTATAACAATGGCGTCCTTGATATAACATATGATGGTAATAATTTTGAAAGCCAGATGGTTGATATATCAGAAAACGCGCCTCGTTCCGAGACCGATACTATCGTTCGCATATTGGGTGGCCCTCGTTTAGTAAATTCTTTGGGAGAGAACTTTAAAGAGTACATTCGTGCGTGGCGCGCAGCAACTATTGATGCAGGATCTCCGATAAATATATACATTGCGCCTCAGGTCTTGCGTGTTCAACAGGCAGATATAAGTAATATAACTGCTAATAGTAACGAATCCTTCGTGGTAGGCACATCTCCACCTGTGAGCGATGATTATATTGCTGGAAGCACTGCTACACAGTACGACACGACATATGTTTTCAAGACACCGTTAACATTCACTATAGTTGAAGGTGGGGTTACAACGTACATTACATTCCGTACAGTATTAGATCAGGAGTAGAGAAGCCCATCCTTAGGGATCACTCTACAATCAGGGATGGGTAGTTAGAAAAGTAGGTATGTCGCGAAGATCCGCTACGTCATGACGCTAGCGCGACCGACTCCGATAACACGACATACATTTATCTGCCGCATTACTGGTTGGTGATGTAGGGATTGGGGCTGCGCCCATCCCTAGCCTCCGCGCTGCCGCATCCCTCCCCCGCAAACCACCGTCGCGCCCCCGCCGACGCCGCAATCGCCTCCCGTCGCAGGTCAGAATCCGTTGTCAGCGCCGTTTTGCCGCAGAGCAAGAACGAATGAACCCGCGCGTAGCCCCACTGCTGTTGTGTGGCTCCGGGCCGGTGCCCCGTGCGCCAGGCGGCGAGGCCGCGATTGTAGGAGGCCCGCAGGAATCGTTCGGGGACACCGGTGGCCGCTGCCTTCTCCGCGAGACTCCGCGCTGCCGGAAACCGCGCCCGCCACGCCGCCGTGTAGCCACTGGTGCGCGTTTTCAGCTGCCTGCCGGCTGAGCCCTTGTCGGTCTGAAACGGTCGGTAGGCAGCCGGATCGCGCCAGTGTTTCGCTGACCGCCGCCGGATCTCTGCCGCGCGCCGTCTCTGAGTCGCACGGGACAGCCCCGCGTAGTACTTCCGTGGCCAGAGGCTCGGCATCTCCCTACTGAGGACGCAGGCAAACTTGAAACCCCGCCCCGCCCCCCGCCACCAGCTCCTGTGACGCAAGATGTCCACCGATTTGACCCCCACGAACACGATTACCAAGGCTCTCTACGATGAGGCCTGGAACGCAATCAAGACTAATGACCACGCGACCATTCGCCGCCTGAAGTCAGAGCATCCCGCTCTGACAATGTACTCGGGCTTTATCGGCGACGAATGCCACTGCGGCTGTCCCGGCTCCAGCATCACGCTGATGGGCGCTTTCTGTCGGCAGGCCGAGCACGATTGGGAGACCAAGACGTGGGGCACTGTCACCACCACTGACGCGACCCACGCACTCCTCTTTGAGCTCGGTCTAATGGAGCGCGACGACGCCGACATGATTTATGCGCTCATCGGCAACGACCTGTTCACCGAACACAAGGAGCTGGCTGCGGATCTTCTTGAGCGCCATATGGAGCTGGAGAAGATTCGTTGTACTCTGATTCTAGATGAGACCGGGCGACTGTACCGCTGGAGCAACATGCCGTTTGCGCGCCTTCATCTGTGGATGCCTTGGAACCGTGATGACCCCGCGAACTGGGTCGATGCCGCACGGGCCAACGCGGTCGGCCTGCGACTGGTCGGCCTGCTGCTACCGGATTCGGCTGGTGGCACCCTCGCAAAGGCCACTGCGCGTGGTCTGCGACGCTCGCGACGGTTGGCTGAGGCAGCTCAGGCCAGCCCCGACCTCTGTTGGGAGACTCGTCTGCGAGTGAATGCGAACGCCCACAGCACCCTAATGCGCGGCCGGCATATCAAGACATTCTATGACCATTCGTAGAAGGATTATTATAAAAATCTATTCCCACAAGCCGTTGTAGCGCCCCCAGCCAGCCATCTAGTCGTGTCTGCATCAGCGGATAGAGCAGCGAATTAGTTAGCCACGCAGTCTTCCAAGAGAGCCAACGATGAAGACCGCGACCGCTACCGCTACCGCCTCCATCTTTTGCCACGTGTTTGCCAGCAAGATGCGACAACGCCGGCAGGTCTGACACGTGTGCGACTTTGTACTGTATTGCTCTGCGCGCGGCCCCAATCCGATTAGGCGCACCGGCGTGAAGCAGATCCGCGTTAAACAGCACTGCCGTACCCGCACCGCCAGTCAGCGTCAGCGGCGCACCCCACGAAAATGGCAGTGTCCGATGCGAACCAGGGCTAACCGATAGCAGGTCGCCATCACATAGATAGTGAATAACCGTGTAGGTTGGATGAGCCGTTCTATGATACGCCTGACCGCTGGTGACATCGCGATGCCAGGTCTCTAGAGAAGTGCCCCTGATATAATAGCTATAGTCAAGAAACTGGTAGTCCACAGGCAGTTGTGCTAGTACAGAGCGCTTCAGCTCGGAGAAGCTACCAATACCGTGCGCAACCACAAATCCGTCGCGCACCAGATTAGTACGCTGTTGTGGGTCCATCCGTTTTTCCCGTGGTGGTTCCAACAGTAAAAGCAGAAGGAGAAAGAACGTAGCCGTAGTGGAGAGCATCTTAGAAGGTGCTATTCTTTATGGAATTTAAGCAGCCCCCACGGCGAACCACCGGTGCCTCCACGAGCCCATCAGCGCCCAGCCGGCAGGTGGCTAGCACACGGTCCAGCACCGCCTTGGAGCCCGCCTCTGCGCCGTATTTTTTGACGAGGAGGCCACGGAACTCTGCTAGTGTCAGGCGCACTCTCTCCACAGGTGCCAGAGATTCCACCTCTACACCGCCAACAATGAGGTTATCGGTCTCCCAGTTTGGCAGTCCGATGTTGTAGTAGGTCCAGGCAGCGCGCATCGGAAGGCGGGCCAGGCCGCCGATTTCACGGGCCTCCACTAGACCACGGCCGGGCACTGCTACGCGGTGGCGAGGAGAGATAGGCAGCGCCGCTGTAGCACCGAAGCGGCCAGCGGGAATGATGAACGGGTCCGCCGCGGGGCCAGGCTGGGCTACCATAGTCTTGACCCGCTGAATCGCCACGGAGCGGCCATCCGCAGTCTGGATGAGGTCGCCGGCGCGGAGGCTATCCATGCGGCGGTAGCCGGAGGGGGTTAGGATGGGGGCGGAGCCGAGGAAGCAGATGGGGTCGCCACCACCATTATTTATTGCGTTATTACCAATATAATAAAATGATACACGTGGGGAAAAATTGGGAGGAACCTGGTTATCATATGCTGTTAACCAATATGTACCTGCATCAGGTATAAAATTCCCGGTAAGATCTATAGGAGGAGCACTTGTCCCATCACCACCTACCCAAGAACCACCAGTACTAGCTGTATAAATCCTATATCCTGATATAGGATATTCGCCAGGCGTAGCCGCATTAAAATTAAGTGTGTATCCACTTACAGTTAAATTAGTAGGTGCGGAAGGTCCAGCCATTTCTATATATTACACAAACACTTTAAGGATTCTTTTAATATTTTTTTAATTTTAACATCTTGCGCTGAATGCCCCGCCGCTGGAACCATAGAGAGACGCGCATGGGGGACCGCTGCTGCTAGAGCAGCCGCCGACGCTGCAGGACAGACCAGGTCGTATCGCCCCTGTACTATCTCCACAGGCACGCTGGCTGGAATGCGCCGTGCCGCCGCCAACAGCTCACCAGGTCGCAGCCAACCGTTATGGCGGAAATAGTGGTTCTCCAGCACTGCCAGCTCCTCTTTTTGACGCAGCGACGTGCGGTCGGGATGGCGGTGCGGCTCCAAGAAAGAGAGTCCGTGCTCCCACGCGGTCCAGGCACGCACCGTCGCCTGACGACCACGACGGGCAGTAGAGCGTAGCCGTCGCTGGTAGGCCCCCAATGTCTGTCGCGCTGTTTGCCGCTGCCGCCCCGAAAACGCCGCCCAGCCCTCGGGCCAGATTCGTGCGGCTCCCCCGTCGCTCGCATACATCCAGTCCATCTCCCAGTGCTCCATCAAGCAGACACCGCGTAGCACGAATCCCGCGACCGACGCTGGATAGCGCGACCAGACCGCCAGCGCGAGCGCCGATCCCCATGACCCGCCAAACAGTGTCCACGGGCGGTCGCCGAGGCCAGCCGCCTGCCGCACCGCCTCCACATCATCCACCAGATGCCACGTGGTATTCTCACGGAGCTCCAGCCGGGGTCGCGACCGACCGCAGCCCCGCTGGTCCATCAGCACCACCCGCCACCGTCGCAGGTCAAATAGGCTCAACAGAAAGTCCCGCTGGCTAGTTGCGCCCCCGCCGGGCCCACCATGTAGCACCACCACCGGCCGCCCGTCGGTCGCGCCGTGCGCCTCCCACCAAACGCGATGGCGACCTCGTGCGAGCCACGGCATCGCACCTCTCCCTTATCTTCTGCGCTGAGAATGGGCACAATGCTTTCTGCGGCGTACAGTGTGCCGCCGCCGTCCACCCTTCACTGGCTTCGCCAATCGGTAGTACTCTGTCTTTGTGGTTTTATAAACCGGAAACACGAACCACTCCGGGCCAATCTCAGGTGTCAGCGCTACCACCTCAATTTCATGGCCAATAACTCCATCCGGATAATCACCGTTCGCCTGCGATATCGCAGCCTCCTCAATCGGCGCAGCCAGATGTCGTCGCAACGTATCTTTGTGCGCCAGGTCGGTGCGCCATCCCGAATATATCCAGCGGGACCGTGCGGGGTCTATCTTAATAAACAGGAGCCGCGACCGACTACCACTATTAGCGTCAATCAGCTTCGTATGCGAATAGCTGACGTTCCTTGCGGTCTCACGATACGGGCGCGGATTATGGCCCCACTGCGCGGTAAACTCCTTCTCGGCCGGGTACGGCGGCACACGGAAATAGATATAGTCGCGATGATGCGGGTCAATCTCCAGTCGTTCTGCGTTACCCCGTTTGGCCGATGCCCGCCCCTCGCGAACAAGCTGTGCGTACGACTTCAGACCTTCTGACAGCGGATCCCCTCTCATCGCCGCACCCATATCCACATCGTGCCCAATCTCTGTCATAACAATCATTCCACCATGAGCATTCGGTGGCAGCAGCGTTATAAGGAGATTCCCCGCCTCATCACGAATCTCCCACGGGCCGCACGGGCGGTGCGCATCAGGCACACAGCCTGCCATCCCCTCTCTTCTCTAATTCTGCGCCGAATAAAGACCAGTCAGTGTCCGTGCCGAGGGATCCGTTGCTCCCGCCACGAACCGCGGCATCCACATTGCTGGTGCCGCAGCCTCCGCCGCAGCCTCCGGATAGTGCTCGTGAAACAGCTCGCGATACCAAAGCGCCTCGGCCGTGGTCGGCGGATTGACCGTGTAGGTGGCCGCACGGGCCCGCCAGTTGCCAGCCCGTTGCTCTCCCTCCTCCCGCGCCATCTCAAACCACGACCGCTCTGCCCGCGAAATACCATCGCTGAACGCCTCTTTGCGTCGCCACAGCACGCGCTCGGGGAGCAGGCCGCTGTCTCTGAACGCCGTCCGCAGAATCGTCTTTTCTATTATCCCATCCTGTGGACGCGGCCGCAGCGCCTCCGTGGGCAATCCGCGTGCGACCGCCACCAGCTGCCGATCCAGAAACGGCGACCGCGACTCCAGCCCATGTGCCGCCATGGATCGCTCCGACCGCAGCACATCGTACCGGTGAATCTCCCGCAGCAGTCGGTCGGTCTCCGCCTCAAACGCCGCGTTATCGGGGGCCGCCTGCATATACAGATAGCCGCCCAGCAGCTCGTCCGCCCCGTCGCCGTTCAGCACCACCTTGACGGCCGGTGTCTCCGCCGCCACCAGCGCACCCACCATCCAGTTTCCCACCGAGGCCCGCACCGTCGTAATGTCGAAACTCTCTATCGCCCGCACCACCTCGGGAATCGCCGCCAGACACTCTTCGGGAGTCAGCACGTGCTCGTGATGAATCGAACCGATGTGCTCCGCCACCAGCCGGGCGTGCTCCAGGTCAGGGCTGCCGGCCATTCCCACAGAGTAGGTGTGGAGACGCTTCCCTGTCCGCGCCAGACGCCGCGCGGCGATGGCGGCCACCAGCGAAGAGTCCAGCCCGCCCGACAGACAGGCACCGACCTCGCGCACCGTTGTCAACCGTTTTGCCACCGCCTCCTCCAGCGCCTGCCGGAGAGCCGCGCCGCCCTCTGTCAGACCCTCCAGCGAGGCGCGCCATCGGGGCACCTTCAACCACGGCGGCTGGTGCCAGGTGACCGGTGCTGGAGCGGCTGCGGCCGCATCTACCGCAAAGAACTCAATCGTGCCCGGTTCAACCGCCCAGACATCAACGGCATCCCGCGGAAACGCCTTGATTTCACTGGCGAGACCGCTCCAGCTGCGCCCGGGGCCCCTCGCGAAGAACAGTGGGCGGACACCATAGGGGTCGCGGATTGCTGCCGCTTTTCCCTCCGATGGGTCAAGCATCACGATGGCAAAGTCGCCGTCCAGCTGCCGCGGAATGTCATCTAGAAGCAGGTCCCCACGGGCTAGCAGCGGGGGAATAACGGCGCAGTCGCTGGCCCCCTCGGGCACCGCGAGCCCCAGTGTCGCGCGCAGAATCTCGGAATTGAAGATTTCGCCGTTGACCAGCACACGGTGTCCGTTTGGCAGGATAAACGGCTGTTCGGTTCCCGCTGCACCCTGTATCTGAAGACGTGTAAATCCGATCCAAAATGGCCCCACCTGCTCCATGCGCACCGAATCGGGTCCGCGTGCGCGCAGTGCCGCCACGGCTGCCTCTAACATAGCAGCGGTCGCAGCCGGCCCCCAGAGAACTATGATGCCGCACATGCCTCTCTGTCTGGCGCGGCCCAAAATAACGTCTCCCTTCACACGCGCGCCTCACGCCTAGGCATCTGCTTTCACCTCTTCGATAGCCGTTGTCGTTGGCTCCGTTGCCTCTACAGCAGCAGCAGCCGCCACCGGATACCGCGTCTCAAAGTTCACCAGCCACAGCTTCCGCGCCGTATCCTGTCCGTTCAGGAAGTCCCGGAGGGCGGCAAAGTAGCTGCTGACACCCGCCTGCCGTGCCTCCCACAGCAGCTTCCGGAACTTCGGTGACACCTCTCCCAGCCGGCAGGCGCGCTCCTTATAGACCCGCAAGTAGGCCGCGTGGAACTCGGCTGTACACTCCTTGAACCGCTGGACCACCGCCTCGGCTGCGTGCGCCTCCTCGGGATACAGCTTCAGATAGGCCGGTAGGCGTCCCTCCGACCAGCGCTCCAGCCACAGGAACTGCCGCTTCGCCTGGTTGCCGCGCAGATGACGCGCTTCATCGTACTGGTCCGACCGCAGCTTCCAGCGGTTCCCGGGCGTCTTGACGCAAACCCCCTGCCAGCCGGCTCCGAAGCGCCGCCCCCAGGCCACCACCCGCTCCTTCACCTCCTCCAGCGTGCGCAGCTCGTGCGTCGCCGGCAGCAGCTTGTCGCCCGCTGCTCCCTCCAGTGGAATCGCCGCCCGCATCCGCTCGCGCCCCAGCACCGTCCAGGCACCGGTAGCCGGATCCACCGCGCTCAGCTCCACCAGGCGAATCTGCGGAATGCCGTAAGCCGGTGCGACCACGATGCGCTCCTCGGGATGCTGGAGCACCCAGGAGTACTGGAGCCCGTGGTCGGTGAAGCGCTCTAGGGTCAGACCGGTCGCTGCCAGCGCCTCCACAAAGAGGTCGGCGAACGGGCGCGTTCCATAGAAGGAGCTGCCGGCATCCAGCTGCGTTCGGGTGGCCAGACGCCAGGTGGCACCGTCATGAAACATGGAGATCATCACGCCATCTACGAAATCCTCTACCACCGTTCCAGCCGCCATAGCCTCTGCCGGCGCATCACCAAATCGCTGACCGCGCACCGGCGCCACGCAGACCGGCCGGTTCGTCCGGATATTCCAGACCACTGAGCGGAAGAACGGCACGTGGAGAGCCGTCATAGTGCTGCGCTTCTTGTCATAGTGAATAATCACGAGGGGATTCTCGGGGGTCAGATGCTCATCGCGAATCACCAGGGAGCCGCCCTCGGGGCTGCGGAGCCAGGCCGATAGCTCCTCGTAGGTCGGGTAGTTCTCAATCAGATTCTTGAATGTTGTCATCGTCATTGCTGCGAGTGCTATGTCTTGAAGGTGGCACGACGGCTTTGGGTCGGGGCGGCTGTCAAGTTTGCGGTGCTGTTGCGGTCCAGAAACCCGCAGGAAGATTAGTGGGATGTCGCAAGCCGAGGCGGGTACTGGCTCTGAGTCTAACTCTACTGCGACTACTGCGACTACAACAAACAGTAGCGGGTCTGACTCTACTGCGACTACTGCGACTACAACAAACAGTAGCGGGTCTGACTCTACCGCGTCGCCTCTTCCGGCCGAGGCTGGGCCAGAGAAGGAAGCCGGAACAGAGAAAGAAGCTGAACAAGACTCCGATCCATTCCATATCGGAAATCGTATCATGCTCACCAGCACGGCACACGGACTGACAATCGGACGTGTAGTGTATCGCGACCAGACCATGGTCCGCATTATGCCCGACGAGGCCAGCGACCGCGCCATAGAGTTTCCATTGACAGCAGATGGCTCCGAATTTGAGCCCGCGCTCGGTGTCTCCGAAGTGGAGGTTATAGAGGAGACGGCTTCGGACTATTATGTGGACTTTCTTGGTGCGAAGCCGGGGGAGCTGCTGGAGTTTTTCACACTGGACGGCAACGAAGCGGCTCCCGTCGGCACGGTTGCCGAAGTCATCAAGTCGGCCACCAAGGATAACATTCGTCTCGAAGACGGGCGCGTGCTGAAGTTTCGCGGCCGCGGCCCGGAGCCGCCGATCGCCGTCATTCGCGTACGCACCGCCGCCAACGTGGCTGCCGCTGCTGGCGCTGCCGGTGAAGCTGCTTCTGTCGCTGCAGAAGAGGCCGCCGCTGTTGCCGCCCGCCAGTCCGAAATTCTGACACTTCTGCGCAGCGTGCTGCCCTCCGAAGCCGTGGAGATAGTGCCTTCCGCCGAGCGCAGTTTTCCCGATTCTCTCCAGCGCGAGGATCTCTTCCAGGACCTGTTGGCCGACCTCAAACCGAAGCAGCGCACAAATCCGCGCCGCATCCGGTTCATCGAGCGCGAAGTGGACCTCGCCGTGGCGCTGAAAAACTCCGTGCTAGCCCGCAACACCGCCGGTAGAATTACCGGTGTCATCCCCCAGGACTATAGCAGCGTGGGCGACGCCATCGCCGGTGCGGGCGGAGCCGTCGTGCCCGCGGCGATTCCAATTGTGACCGCCGCCCGGCGTCTCTATGTAGATGACACGGCCGACACCGCCCGTGCCGTACCCAGCGACGTACAGCTGTTTGCGGATATAACGGCGGTTGAATCCGATACTGCCGCGTCGGCGGTTGCAGAGGCGGAAGCTGCCGCCGGCACCAGTAATTTTGTTTCTGTCATCAACCGCTATCTCAGTCGCGATCCGCAATCGCTCATAGGCCCAACCCCGACCGAGTGGAGTACCGATCAGGATGTTATCCATGGTCGCGGGCTCGGCCAGAAGCTACAGGGGTTTAGTGCCGGCATTCCCGCCATTATCCCGACCTCTAATGAGAACTACACGCCGCTCACCGCGTCACTCCTGGTGGCCGACGTCGAGGAGCGGGTGCTGCGCGTTATCGGTCCGAGCAAGACCACGGTGGCCAAGACCGGACAGACTTTTCTGCTGGCACCGTCGGACCCCTCCGAGATAACCGGCTACGTCATGCTGCCGCCGAAAGCCGCCCTCCAGCTCCGTCCACCGACCCGCCCCGGCGACATGCCCACAGCGCTAATTTATTCAGCCGCGCTCACCAGCGAGAATCTGCCGACACTCACGCGGGCTCTGGTAGATCTCTATGCGACCGAGCCGGACTCAGCACACGCCTGGACGATGACAGCGGGTGCAGCGGACCACGCCATAGCAGACTGGCTAGAGCGCGTGCTACCACTAACAGTCCATCCCTCTGAATGTCTTGGACTACGTACTCCGTCACTGCTCGGTCTGTTGGACACCTACGGCGTCGGCGGGCGGGACCTGCCCGAGCCGGTGGGCCGCGTTCTCCGTCGCTGGGTCGCACAGTCCCAGAAGCTGTGGCGTGGACTCCTCGCAGCCCAGCGCAAGGCCATCAAGGCGGAGCTCAACAAGGACACCCCGCGTCGTTTCCAGTCAGTCACCGGCGACGATTCACCGGTCTGGCCAGCGCTACTGAAGACGCCTGCCGGAACACCGCTGGGCGAGCTGATCGCCGATATTCGTAGCCGCAATCCCACTATTTCCCGCGCCCCCACGCTGCTATCGGCCGCGCTCCAACGGGAGGCGCAGGGAGATGCTGCTGCGCTCGCCTGGACGAGCATAGCCGCGCTGGACGGTCGCACCATCGGCATTGATCCGGTGATCGCTGGTTCCGCTCTCGTGGCCAGCCGCTCCTACGCACTCCGCCGCCGGGCGTTGCGGGATATCGCCGTGCTGACCCTCCGCGCCGAGCCCGAAATCAATCCCTGTGAGCACGTGAGCCGCCTGGAGGCGATTCGCAACACTCGCGATGCTCTCCAGCGCAGCCGCCTTCTCCGCGAGTTTGTGGAGACCTATCAGGGCGCCAAACAGGGCGACTGGATGACCTGTACTCTCTGCCGTCAACCCGCTGTCTGCTATCACGAGCTGATGGAGCTGGAGGCGCTAGCTCAGCCTACCAGAATGGATGCCATCATGAAGCAGCTGCTGATCCGTTTCGGCGGCTCGCGCTACGAGGGGAAGATCACCTGCCGAAACTGCGGGCAGGGTATTCAGGACATTGAATACGACGAGCACGTAGAGTTCGACGATGAGGGGCGTGCCATTGTAGAGTCCTCCGTGCTGACTGCCGAGCAGATGGACGAGGCGCCCACAGAGAGCACCTGGAAGAAGGCCACGGCGGACCTCGCACCGCCCACCGTAGAGTATGCGACAGAGAGTCAGCAGCAGCTGGGGGCCGCGCTCACCACAATTCTGGAGCGCGGCGGCATGGTGGCGCACCCCGATGTCCAGCGGCAGATTGTGCGACTTGCGGACCTCTATGTCGGCCTGCGGGCTCCTCCCGCGGCAGCCTATGAGACGCAGCGCGCCCGAATGCTGACGGCCGCCTCTACGCGTATTCGCACAGCTACCGGCGTAGCGGGTGCCACCGTGGATGTGCCCACATATGCAGCACTACTGGACCAGATTCGGGTGTCGGCTCTGATGGCGTTGACCGCCATCGCGCTCCAGACCGCAGCCGAGCCGCCGATTACGGTGAGCAGCCCATTCCCGCACTGTCCGTTCAGCCGAGAGGGCTGGCCGCTGCGCCCCGAGGCGAAGCCGGAGGAGCCGGGTGCACTACTCTACATAACCTGCGTAGTGGCCAGCATAGCCCGCGACACGACGCCGTGGCGGAACGTCCAGTGGGCCGGCGAGACGAAGATTGAGCCGCGGCGGAAGGCCGCACTGAAGGCCGCCACGGGAGCAGCACAGGTGATTCTGGTGGGCGACCCGAAGTCGGGGCCGCTCTCTTTCACGCCGGAGGTGCGGAGTCTGCTGACGCGGGCGCAAACCGATAAGGATGCGGCGCGGGCGCGGGCAATGGTGAGTCACACGGACCAGCTGCCGGTGGGATTCCGACCAGAGCCGTTCCCTCCCAAACTCGGACGACCCGCTGTGGAGCGGCCGCCTGCGGCGACCAGAGAACCAACAGAGGCTACCCTATCAGCAGTGGTGGGGGCCGCACGGACGCAGGCAGTGGCGATTATTGGTGAGCTGAACGCGGCGGCGGAGGCATCGGCTGGACCTACTACTGCGATGTCACCATCGGACGCCGCCTGCTGTCCTACGGTGCTCTCGGAGGTGGCGGCGGGAGCTCTGCTGGGTGCGGCGGGGGCCGTCTCACTTCAGCGGGCGCAGGCAGCGCTGCGCGGGGCACTTCCAAGCGTACCGAATGCGGGCACTCATCTATGGTCGGAGACGGGGCCACCGGCCATGGAGTCAGTCGAGCCATCTGTGGATCCTGCGGTCTACTTCAAGCTATTCTTGAGCTACTGTTATCGTGGGCCGCAGGTGGGTGAGCGCCACGAGTTTAGTGCGGGAAACGCCTGTCGGCAGTGCGGCCTGGAGCTCGGACAGCCACTGGACCTGATTGACATCGGTCGAGACGGTGCGGCGATCCTGGCAGCACAGCAGGGTGAGCTGCGCGTGGAAACATCGGCTGCGGCGTTCGAGGCGCTGTCAGACGCAGTACGGAGGGCGCGTCTTCTCGATCCCGTCATCGGTGCTGGCGTCATGCCTCCTCCATCAGAAGCACTGTTGAGCTATGCAGAGAAGCTGCGTGGATTGGGTTCGGCCCGCCTGGCTGCCGTGGGTGAAGCGCTCACGACCGTGGCATTTCCTGCTACGATAGTCGCCGAAGACGAAATGGCCCGCCTGGCTCGTATGGAGCCGCTGGTGGCGTTGAGCGATGCTCTGCGTGCTGAGATTGGCGATGCGATTGGCCCCCTAACACCGACGACAAGCGCCCGAGGCGCACAGGCACGTGCCACAGAGGCCGCCCGGGCTTTTGCTTCACTGGAGGCTCTCACAGAGGATCCGTTTGTAGAGGGGCCGCGTGCCGTTCAGGAGTACTGGTGCGCGAAAATGTTCGCCACTGCAGCGGACTATGCGGTGCTAACAGTCAAGGCCAGCCGATGGTTCAAGATCTCCAAAGCACACAATGAGGCAATCAATCAGATTCTGGTACGCAACGCGAACTGGTATGGTGGGCCGGCCCCCTCGGCGAATCTGCGAGCAGGGCTCGGTACAGTCGCACGTCGGCTCGGGGCAGCAATGCGCACCTGGATTGAGCTGGTACGAGGGATCCCGGTATCCGATGCGCAGATGCTACTACAGGTTGTTGTAATGTCGGCGTGGGCAGATCTGGTGGTGGCCGGCTCACCAGTATGGGAAACAGTGGCGGTTCCTGCAGAGCGTGTGGGCGCAGCGGCAGAGGCAGCCAACTGGACACGTGCTCTAATGCTCCATGTGCGCCAGCAGTTTATCAAGTACTCTAAGGAGCGTATCCGACAGATACTCCAGCAGCGGGCGGAGCTGGAGCGTACGAGCGTGGTAGAGGAGTTTGCGGCAATCAAGGACGACGATGAACGTGCGGCAGAGCAACTCAAGAAGCAGATGCGTATCGGTCGGTGGGCGGTTGGTAAGGATATACAGAAGTTAGATCCGGACCGTTACGAATTTGAGACAGAGCAGCGCCGGCGTATGGGTATTGTGGATCCACCGGTAGACCCGATTCTGGTAGGCACCGCAGCTCCTGCAGGCCCGGAGGATTATGGGCTTGGGCTAGACAGCGGAGTGGCAGAGGCCGGCTACGATGTGGATCAGGGGGCAGCGGGAGATGATTATTAGAGAGAGGGGGGACAGACAGCGTCCAAAGCCTAGTAGGGAAAATACCATGGCGCGGTAGAGGGATGGCGCCGCTGTGGCTCGCAATTGTGATTTACAGCATCGGTCTCGGCGTAGTGCTACATCTGAGACCGGCGCTCATGTTCAATGAGAACGGCACTTGGAAGGAGTTTGGTTATCAGCGGGAGGTTGGTGGCTCCCGGTACACGATATTCCCGTTTTGGCTGTTTGCGATTTCGTGGGCGTTCGTGAGCTACGCAATGGCGGCAGGGATCTCCTGGAACTGGGGTGCGCGTGCGGGTATGATGGCAGCAGCCGCAGCGTCAGCGACTCCGCGCTGGTCGTCTCTCGCAGAGTCAGAGGAGGTAGATGAAGATGAGTCCGCTGCGACCGAGGAGGATGAGGAGAGCATTGGTATGCCGGTCAGCGAAACGATTCGCGTGCCACGAGGTCGTCGTCGCCCTCAGACACCTGCCCGCAAGCCCCGCCCCGGCTACTATGTGCTGGATCCCGCCTCGCAGAGCACTGCCGGGCTGCGCCGATACATCTATTTTGGCGATGCGCCTCCGGCCAACGGGCAGAGCGATGGAGCAGTTGCCTAAGCAACCGCAGGACAGCGCGTAGCCCAGAGTGAGCCAATACCCGTACCGTAGGCACCGGCGAAGGCAGCCATGTAGGATACCGCAAAGCGGAGCTCAGCGAATGTCTGGAGATCGTAGGCCGGCTTCTCCAGAGATATGCCACCCGCAACTGGGACCGTCTCAGCACTCACCCCCTCCGCCGCCCGCACGGCACCGGCTGCCTCTAGCGTGGCCCTCTCTGCCGCCGCCTCACCCGGAGTAGCCAGCGGCCGGTGTCGCATGAATATCTGAGAAATCAGGAGTCGCAACCAAGGCAGTGCTGTTGGAAGCCAGGCGAATGCGCCCGTCAGCAGCGCCCCCACAGCGGCTCCCTGCAGCACGCCACCGAACTCCTTGACACCCGAGCAGCTGGTCTGCTGAAGCACCGTGAGAAGTCCAAACTGAATCGCAAAGGAGGCGGCTGCGAGTGCTCCGATTAGCCAGAGCATTCGGGAGGCAGACGGAACTCCCAGCGACTCGAGCGCCAGCAGAATCGCCGCGGGTATTGCCGCATGGATGATGAACGAACCGGCCATCTCGCCGTACAGAAGGTCAGTGTTGAGTGGCATCGCGCGGGTATCCTCTGACTGCCTCTGTGTTTTCCAATCTTGCGCAAAGCGCAGCCCCTGGCAGGGATGGCGGCACGTACGGTGGACCCCGCAACGGTCAAGAATCTCCGCGACTGGGTGGCCCGCTGGCCGAAGGTGGGGAATCTGGGGTTTGACCCCGAGACCCGTGAGCCGACTGTCTATTCGCGGGATTCTGCTCGCACAAAGGTGGCCGCCATTCCGTGGCGACGAGAGGCCGATGTTCTGACAGTACTCACGCAGCCGGCCGGGTTCTCGGAGGGAGCTCGGACAGCAGCGGGGCGGCGATATGCCACGTATCGGGAACGGCAGAGCACAATGGCAGCCGCAGGAGTGACGCAGCTGCGGGCGGCAGAGTCGGCGCTGTTGGAGGCGTGGCGTGTCTATCGGACAGCGGAAGGCGGGGCGCGGGCACCGTTGATGCGGGACGTGATTGCTGC